TCGGTCCGCCGCCTTCAGGTCCGGGGTGCGCGCTTCCAGCGTTTCCTTCTCGTTGTGGCCGAAGACCGATCCGGGCTTCGGGTTCGGCAGCGCCTTGACCTTGGCCGCGATTTCGTCAGCCGTGGCCCCTTCCACTTTGTAGTCCCAGACGAACGAAGACAGCAGGTGCAGCCGTTCGACTTCCGCGAACAGGTACTGATCGTACAAGTCCAGCCAGTCCGCCAGCGGCAGCAGGGACGAACGCCCCCGGCTGCTGTTGGGCAGCTTGTTGATCCCCAAGTAGAACACTTCCCCTTCCAGCATGCCGCTGACGGGGTTCTCGTGGATGATCCGCAGCCGCTGGCCGGCCGCCGTGCTGCCGGGTTCCGCCCGCAGCACCACGTATTCGGGCAGCAGGCTGTTCATGGGGTTCAGGTCGATCGTAAGCACCATGCTGGGGTCGATGAACCCCAGCACCGGCCGCCCGGTCACGGGGTTCACTTCCACCGGCAGGATCAGTTCCCCGTTCAGTTCCAGCGAATTGTGGAACTCAGGCAGCCGCGTGCGCAGCTGGTTGATCCGGTGGTTCCATGTCTGGTCGATCGCTTCCTGCACGCGGGGATCATCGGCCTGCACCGTGACGCCGCCGCCCAGAATCAGATCCGTGGAAAACGTGATCAGCCGCTTGGCGAAGGGGTTTTGTTCCCACAAATACCACGCAATTTCCAGCATCCGGTCTTGCTGGATCGGGGTCAGGTCACGCTTCCGGTTCTTGCTGCCGCTGCCCAGCCGCCTGTATTGGAAGTCGTCCGAGTCGATCGACAGGCCGGACGCCAGCGTCAGGGCTTCGCGCTTCTCTGCCGCCTGATGCAGGGCCACCGCGTCCGTGACCACCGCCCGCCGCTGCAGGGTCACTTCCTCAGCCACCACCTGCCGGGTGGGCACGATCTGCAGGGGCAGGTCCATGACGGCATCGGACACCACAGGCACCGCCGCCGGCCCCGCCACACGAAGGCGCCCCAGTGCCGCCTGCAGTCTGTCGAACACGCCCATTCGTCCCCCCGTCCTTCGGTTGCTGATCACTTTGACGCCCCGGGGTTCAGCTTCCGGGCCGCCGCCATTTCTGCCGCTTGCCTTCGGGCCGGGGTGGTTCGTGTTCCGGCGCCGGTGATTCGTTCGCCGCCTGCGCCGCTCGCCGGGCCCCCGCCAGACGCCCCAGTCGCGCAAGGTGTGGGGTGTCCGCCTGATCGTTGTTCGCCACCACGCTGGAAGGCACCGCCGACTTGGCCGCCCGCCACGCCAGCGCCGCCGCTGATATGGTATCCGGCAGGTGGTGCGTGCCGGTGCCATCCTTCGAACCCTTGTACAGGTCTTCCCGGGTGGCGTACTTGTGTTCGGAATACGCCGCCTGCAGCGCCCGGCCTTCTTCGCTGTCGTCCCCGGGATCGGGCCGGGGCCAGACCAGATCCCCCTTCTCGATTGCCGCCACGTATTCGGACAGCAGGTCCGCCCGCTGAACGCCCACCATGTTGAACGGATCGCTGTCGTGGTCCAGCAGGTCGTGCACCACCTGCCCCAGCCCGGTGTTGTCGTGGCAGCTGGTGCCGCCGTACGTTGCCACCTGCGCGTCCAGATAGCCCGCCATGGCCGGCCATGGTTCCTTGTTGGTGCGCTTGATTGCCACCACCCGCCGGGGCCGCACGTCCTTGCGGATCGTCACCACCACCGTGTGGTTCTTCTTCTTCGCCCAGTCCGCGCCGGTGCCGTAGGCCGCCCCGGGTTCGTCGGACTTGGGTTCCAGCTTCGCGTCCGTGCTGAAGGCCGCTTCGGTCTTCTCGACTTCGATCGCCCGGCCCTGCGCGCTGGGCTCCTGCAGTTCGATTTCGGTTTCCCACATGGCCGTGGTCAGCACGCTGCGCTTGCGTTCGACCTCGGCCAGACTCAGCCACCCGTGGGGTTCTAGGTTCTCTCGGTAACACCACTCGAAAACCGGCCAGCCGCGTGCCCCCGCCCGCTTCAGCACTTCCGCCATGGTGCCGTCTGCGTACTGGTGGGTGGACGACATCACCACCTGAAACTGGATCCAGCCCTTCGACATGGGCTGGCCCATGGCTGAGTCAAGGATCGACAGCTTCATTTCGTCCACTTCGTCCAGCCGCAGCCGCTGGGGGTGGGGGCCACGAACGGAAGTCTGACTGGCCATCAGGGCCACGATCCGGTTGCCCCATTTCAGCTTCTGCTTTTGGGCCCCGGGTTCAGACAGCAGCGCCCGCCGTGGCGCCGTGGGCAGTTCCCACAGGTTGCCGATCGACTCCACCACGCGTTTGGACTGCTCACCCGAACCGCCCAGAATGTTGACATCCGCCCGCAGCAGTACGGCTTCGGTCCACGCCAGCGCCGACAGCGTGAACGACTTGCCGCCCATGCCACGGCTGGCCTTCCAGACGGAAATGGGGTCCGCCGCGAAGAACGCGTTATGGAACGCTTCGTGGGGGGTGCTGTGGTTCTGGCAGCAGCGCACGTTCGGCAGCTTGATCTTCAGCCGGTCCCGCAGGAACCGGTCCAGATCGTCGCCGTTCGATACCGTGGGCAGGTCCAGCCCGTCGTCTTCCGGGTTGCCGGGCTGTTCTTCCGGTGGGGCAATCGGCCAGATCAGGCCGTTCCGGATCGCATGTTCGAAGGCTGGAACCACGGCTGTGGCCCCTATTCTGACAGATCGCCAGCGATCCGGTGGTACCCCATCCAGCGGACCTTCCCGTCCGAATGGAAGGGATCGCTGGCTTCGTGGCCGGCGCCCCGGGTGCACGCTCGCCGCTCGCCGTCAGGGTAGCCCACCGCGCCGCACTCGGTGAATTCGTGGGGTGTCGGGGGTTCCGGTATCCCGCCGTTTGCCGTCACCGTGGCATGGCCCACCACCGTCACCAGCTTGGCGTCCAGCGTCAGCCGCACTTCCCGGGTGCCGCTGCGCGTGTCCGCCGACACCTGCACCGCCACGACGTTCTGCACCTTCCGCCCATCCACGAACACGCCGGCCGTGGGGTCAGCCAGCCCCGCCCCGCCGCCCAGATTCACGATGATCGCGCTTTCCAGCGCCTGCATTACCTTGGGGGTCTTGGGCTTCATCGGCCAGCAGCCCCCGCCAGCCCAGCACCATCGTGCTGAACTGCAGCATGGCCGCTGACTGTTCCGTCACCAGTCCGCTGCCGCTCACGTACCGGGGCCGCCGGTCTTCCGTGTCCCGCTGGATCCGCGCCACCAGCGCCGCGTGGTGCCGTTCGGCCTTCTGTTCTGGGGTTGATCGCGTGCGCTTCCTCGCCCGTCTGCCCATGGTCCACCCTCACGAAGTAGGCCGGCGCCACCGTGCCACCGCTTCCGCCGGCCCGGGGGCCACAGAAGGCCTGCAGCGCCGCCAGCGCAATCAGCAGCAGCCCCACCCGCAGCGCCACCGGTGACGTTCCGACCGTGATCGGGACCACCACCTGACTGGTAGGCCGCCGGCTGCGTTCTGCCTGTTCCAGCGTGGCAAAGCACCTGAACGTGATCACCGGGGGGTTCTGCCCGTCGTTCTTCGCCCGGGTCATCGCGCTGGGCCGGTCCACCACCGCGAACCACTGGCCGGCCGGGATCTGCACGTCCGTCACGACTGCCCCCCGCCGGCTTCCAGCACCGCGTCCACCATCACCCGGGCCTGCCGGACCTGCACCGCGTAGTGCTCGGGCAGGACTTCTTCCTGCAGCAGCGCCACCAGCGCCGCGCCGGCATCCAGCAGCACCGTGCGCACCATGGGATGGTCTGCGAACCCGTGCGCCTTCTCGCTTTCGACGTGCACCGACAGGCCGCCGCCGGACACGTCCAGTGCGTGGCACATGTTGTTCATGGCCCGGAAGAACAGATCCCGCCCGCGTGCTGTCAATGGGCTAGTTGGCACCTTGTCCAAGCACGCCGTGGCGTACTTCAGCTGCGCCACCTGCGCCGAAGACTTCCCCAGCACGTCCATGTATGCCGGCCGCACGCCGGGAACCGACTTCCACGCGTCCGGTTCCGTGGGGTCCGTGGGGTCCGGGCCAACCTCTACCCGCAGCGACACTTCCCGCCGATCACGCGCCCATCCCAGCACGTCCCCGCCCAGTGCCCGGATCAGGTGACTGGGCAGCGGGAGCTGGCCGGCCGCCATCGCGTCGAACCGCTGCAGATGGTCCTGCACGTCCTGCAGTGGGCTGCGTCCGACCGCCCCGCCCAGTGCCCGGATCAGGTGACTCAGGGACGCATCATCCAGCATCTTGCGCACGCCCGTGCCCAGCGCCATGATGCCGTCCCGCCGGCCCCTCTCGTACGCGTCCCGCTCGGCCAAGTTCGGCCACTCGCTTGCCGCCCGTGTCGTCTCCATCGCCGCCGCCCTTTCCGGCCCCCTACTTGGGCCGTTCGCTGTATGCCCGTTGCACTGCCCACCGAAGTTCACGCGCCCGCAGGTGCCGGCCGACTGCCCGCAACACCCCGATCACCAGCGACAGCCCGGCCGCCGCCAGCATCAGCCGCCCCGGGATCGTGGCCAGCAGCCACCACCCCAGCGCCGAACGCAGCTGGATGATCGCCAGATCGTCCTGCGCCAGCATCACCAGCAGCCAGACCAGCGCCACCAGCATGGCGCTGCTGCGCACCGTGGCCAGCAGCATGCTGACCACTTCGGCCGCCGTGGCCAGCGCCGCGTTCCACCGTTCCGCCCGCACCGTGGCCATACTACACCCTTTCTGCCGCGTCACGGGCCGCCGCCGCCAGCTGACCGGGCCGGACTACCGAAGGGGTCCGGTGCCAATCATGCCGAACCGCCAGCGTGCTACCGGGCACGTACAGCGGGTGCTTGGGGGTGCCTGTCTTCGCCAGCGGGCCCAGACGCCAGATCGGCTTCCCCGTGGCCGTCAGGATGCCCATGACCGTGCGATCGCGCCCCAGATGCCAGCCGCCCCCACCCCAGCCCACCACGATTTCCGCGCAGCGCCGGGCCGCTTCTTCGATCTGCTGGTTATTCGCCGGGCCCACCGGGTCCGCCGCTCGCTTCATCTTGTGCGGGTCCGTCGCCCTGAAGGCAAACAGGTTGCACACTTCCCAGTTCTTGAACCCCCAGCCGTTGCTGAACCCGCGCACCCGCCGCAGCGTGGGGTCCAGCTGCTGTTCGTCCGCCGTGCTGGGATTCAGCAGCACCCACAGGATCGACGGTTCGCCGGGTTCTTCCCGCCGCCACAGCTGGTAACGGAACAGGCCGTCTTCGCTGAACACCGCCCCCGCGTGCCCGTCCCCGCGCTGCACCTTCACTGCCGTGTTCACTTTAGCCATGACCGCACCGCTTCGCCGTGTTTCGTGATCCCGCCCTGCACGTCGATGATCCCCCGCCGCCGCAGCGCCGTGAACGTGCGCCGTGGGTAGGACGCCACCACGTTGGTTCCGCCCAGTGTGGTGTCTATCGGGTGCCGTAGCATGTCCTTCTGCGCGTTCGATAGCGTGGCCGCCACCTGCCACGCCGGCCGCGCCGCTTCGTCAGTCGCCATCTTCGCCGCCCTCCACCGGTTCCGCCGCCGGCCCCTGCGCCAGCAGCATCTGCTGCAGCCGCTGCTGGACTTCCCGCCGCTGCTTGTCGTCCGTGACGAATTCCCGGATCACTTCGGCCACCGCCTTCATGGTGGCCATGAACTGGGCCAGCGTCACCGTCTGCTGCAGCTGCACCATGCGCCGGGCTTCTTCCGCGATCAGCATCCGGCGCCGGTCGATCAGGTTAGCGATCCGCCGTTCAAGGGTTTCCGGCTGCAGCCCCCGCTTCGGCAGCTTCTGAGTCAGCCCCGTCAGCATGGATTCGATCAGGGCCACGTCCTGCCTGATCTTCATCAGCTGCCGATCGTCCATCGCGTCACGGAACCGTTCCAGCGCGTCCCCTACCAGATACTTGGACCGCCGGCCGTGCTTGAACTGACCGGCCGCCATGCCCCCCAGCGATGCCCCGCCGTGCATCCGGCAGCGTCCGCCGGCCCCGCTGCCCGCCTTCTCGCACAGCTTCGGGCTGCCGTCCGCGTTCTTCTGCCGCGTCCGCGCCCCGCACAGTTTCCTGCCCGTGGCTGCCTTCCCTGTTTGGGGTTCGTGTTTCTTCATGGGGTGGTGGAATATTCGCCCGCAGTCGCCCGCAACCGCCCGGAGTCTACCAGAATCACCCGCGTTTGCCCGGTGCGCAGTCCCTGCTGGGTTTCTTCCCCGGCCAGTGTCCCGCCCCAGCGTGCAGCACCACCCGCGTGGCCAGTGCTGTGCCCCAGTTCCACAGCTGGCCTTCCGGGATCACCGTGCCTTCGTAATCCATGATGAACGTGTCCGCCACCATGACGCCCGCCAGCTTCGGCCCGCCACGCTCGGTCTGATACCAGACCTGTTCGATCGTCAGTTCGTCAGCCATCGCCCTGCCCCTTCCACCGCCGCCGCCTGTTACGGTTCGACCTTCCGCCACTTCCCGCCGATCGTGATGAACACCGAACCGGGCCGGCCGCGCAGTTCCACCGACAGGGGATCCGCGCCGCCGGTCAGCCACCCACCGCCCGCGACACGCACCGGCAGCGAACCCGCCGCCGGCTGCTGCCGCTCGACTTCCGCGATCGCTGCCTTCAGGTCGTCCAGCGTCACGGTGTCCCGCCTACTTCCCGCACAGCGCCCAGATGGGTTCGATCCCCACCGCCACGTCCGTGCCGCCGATCCGGCCCCAGCGTTCGACGTACACCCGCCACCCGGGCAGCGCGTCCCCGTCGATGTCCGGCGCCGGCCCGCGCATCCGCTCGGCTGGTTCCGACTTCAGCCAGTCGCCGGCCATCTGCACCGCCGTCTTGCTGCTGACGCCGCCGGGCATGATCGGCCGCATCCAGTCCGGGGACTTCCGTTCATCGTACGGCAGCGCCGACAGCACCAGCGTGGGGTTGGGCTTCGACACCAGCCCGGTTTCCGCCATGGCCACGAAGATCACGCCCCAGCTGTGCACCCTGCTGATCCCCTGCATCAGCATGGCCAGTTCCAGCACCATGCCGAAGGACTCCGCGTCCGCGCCGTTCACGTTGAATTCCCGATTGTCGATCCGCGTCAGTCTGGTCACCATCGCCGCCCCCTTCAACTAATCACCCACCGCCCGCTGGCATCGGTCACCATGAACGACACCGCCTGACCACAGTGCTGGCAAGGCACCGGGTCCACTTCCCCCACCCGGGGCTGCACCTTCCGGACCGCCACCTGCATGCACCACAGGCAGGTGACATCCACCGCCGGCCCCACGCTGATCGGTTCCGCGTCCTGCGCCAGCAGACGACGCAGCAGCCACGCCGCGCCTATGGCCAGCACCGACCAGAACATCATGCCCCCCCGTTGCGCGCCATGGTCAGCAGGCCGGACCGAATGTCCGAACCCACGCCGTGCCCCAGCGCCGACCACCCCGGCGCCTGACGCCGTGCGAACAGTTCAAGGTGGGTGCTTTTCCGTGCGTCCCCGGTCGCCTTTTCCATCAGCTGCCGGAACGCCGCCGGCTTGCCGCTGTGCAGGATCGATCCGTCGTCTTCGTTCTTCACCGGTGGGCAGCTGATGATATTGGGCAGCTGGCACCGAAACGGGGGCATGTCGCCCCGGGTGAAGATCAGCAGTTCTTCTACCTGATTTCTGAACCAGAACCCCATGCCCATGCGCTGCTTGTTCCAGTACACCGTGGTTCTGTAGCTGTCGAACCCCCACGCGATCGCCGTGGTCTGGCCGTGTGAGAACTTCAAGGACGTGGGCACCCACAGCGCCAGCGCGCACATGTGGCTGCAAACGGACTGCACCGGCAGGGACTGGATCTGATCCAGTTCCATGCAGGGGTACTTCTGGCTGGCGCCACTCGTGTGGCTGCCGCCGGTCTTCTCGTTCCGGAACTTCCACGCGGGATCCGCATAGATCAGCGAAAACATTCACCCACCCCAAACCGGCCAAGTTCTTGGCCACCACAGTCAGTTCCTTGGCCGGTCCGGGCATGCGCCGGCCGGGCCACCTTGCACGGATTCGTTCAGGGTTTCGTGTCCCGGGCCGGATCCGACAGCCGCCGCCGCCGCCAGATGCCCCTTCCACCTGAAAGTTCTATGCCAACAGGCCGGCCAGCAGACGACACGCCCAGACCAGCAGGGCCACGCCGCCCACCGCGCACCCAGCCGCGCCGGCCACCGCGCCGACCATCAGCAGCGCACTGACGATGTGGCCCACCGCCGCGCCCCAGTTCATGGCCGGGCCCTTGCCGTAGCTTCGCGCAGCACTTCACTGAACCGGCCGAAGGCCAGCGCCACATGCTGGCCCGCGTCACGCATCGCCTGCCCCAGCTTGGTGACCGCTTCGGCCGTCGCATCCATTCGCAGCCGCAGGGGCCGGGGCCGATACACCGGCCGGCCGGCCGTGCGTGACAGCCATGGGCACCGCGTGGCGCCGAAGACGTATTCAGGCGCCAGCCCCGGACGCAGCACCATCACCCACTCACCGATCGTTCGTCGCCGCATCACTTCGCCCCTCGCAGCCGTGCCAGTTCCGCTTCCGCCGCGTCCGCCCGCAGTTCCGCCGCGTCCGCTTCCTGCCTCAGCCGGGTGACTTCCGCCAGCGCCATGCTGGCCAGCATCCCGTCCGGCGCCCCGTCCGGGTCCGCCCCGGTCACCCGGTAACACTCGGCCAGCAGCGCGATCGGTCTGCGTGCCGGCTGCAGGGTGGTCAGCAGCGCCACCACTTCCGCTTCGGTGGTGATTTCCACCGCCAGCCCGCCGCGCCACTTCTCACGGAACAGCCGCTGGCGCTCTTTCCGTTCCCGCGTCTTCTTCGAAGGCTTCGCGTTCGGGTTCGTGACTTCCACCAGAATGGTCAGCCCTTCGAACCCCCACACCTGATCCGGGAAGTCGAACCCCACCCCCGTGGTTTGCGACACGGTGCAGCCCAGACGTTCAGCCGCCGCCGCGATCGCTGCGTTGTTCTTGTCCGGGTTGCCACCGCGTCGAAACCGCATTGGGGTGCCCCTCTCAGTCGTCCGTGGGAGGCTGATCGTCGTCCATCGGATCAGCGCCCGCCATCACTGCGTCCAGCGGATCGCCGGCCAGCTGTTCGTCCCCGGCCGGTTCAGCCGCGCCGGCATCGGCGCCAGCGTCCGGGTCTGCGTCCGGGTCAGCGCCCTGTTCCTGTTCGCCGTCGCCGGGTTCCGGTTCGCCAGCCGCCAGCCGCCGGCCTTCTTCCACCTGCGCCGCCCGGTCCGCTTCCGGCGCCCGCTGTTTCTTCGGCCGGCCGCGCTTCTTGGGCACCAGCGCCAGCGCCGGCTGCTGCTCACCCGCCGGGGGCTGTTCGCCTTCGATCGTGGCGTCCACCGCCACCGGCTTCAGCGTGGGCTGCTGTTCCCGGAAGGACAGGTACAGCCCCAGCTTCAGCCGCTGGATCATCACCGTGACTTCCTCGGGCCGGCCCAGCGTCCAGTTGGCCACGAATCGCAGCACCCACGTAGTGCCGTTCTTCACCGCCTTGATCTTCCGCAGCGTAACGCCTTCCACCGACACTTCCGGATCCATTTCCGGGTGGTTGCGCGCTTCGAACACCTGCTGTGGTGGCGTCAGCGTGAAGATGGCTTCCTGCATTTCGGGCCGGGGCTCCATGCTGCCCTTCACCGAAATGAACAGATCCCGCGCCATCGCCGGCATGATTTCATGCGCCAGATCGAACGTCAGCGGGATTTCGAACCCGACTTCCACCAGATGGTTGCGATCGTGCTCTCGTTCGTCCTTCACCCTGACGCCGAACCCCTGCACGACGCCATACACGTTCTGTTTCGTGAACATCCCTAAACCCCTTCCCGTTGAATCGGCTGTGGGTATTCATCCCACAGCCGGCCGTTCAGTTCCCGCCCCGCCGCCGACTTGCCCGCCCGGAACATGTACACCGCCCGCGTGTCGATCACTGCGTTGGGATGCGTGGGCACCACCCTGATCTTTTCCACGGACTCGCCGCCATCGTTCGGGGTCCACTCGCCCCACTGCTTGAACAGGAAGGGCACGCCGGCCGCGCTGCACTGGTCCGCGATCGACTGGAACCACAGGGGGTGTGCCGGCCGTGCGTTCGGGCCAGACTCGCCCCCGGCCACCACCCACGACAGCCCCGGGTAAAATTCCACACGCGTCTGGCTCTCGTCCCGCGCATGCGGCAGCCATCGGGTCAGGTTCAGCCCGCCCAGCAGTGGTTCCGCCGACAGCCACGCCAGCGCCATGTGGGGCAGCGCCCGGATCACATGGGGCATTCGGTCATCCAGCGTCTTCTGGTTTTCGCACGACACGCCCCACCAGACGTTTGGCAGGGGCCACGCCACCCGCGTGATGGTGCGCCGATCGACAGGGTGCACCACGTTCTGGTGGTCACTCACGCCGCGCATTTCTAGGTACTGGGCCATGCGCTCGGGCCGCTTCGTCAGCACTTGGAATACGTGCTGCTTGGCTGTCGCCATCACCGCCACCACACGGTCCACCGCTTCGAACGGCAGCGATTCGTGGAACAGGTCCGACATGGAATTGACGAACACCCGCCGTGGCCGGCGCCACCGTAGCGGCTTCGTCAGGATGTCGCCGGCTGAGTGTTCGATCAGCACTACGTCCCCGGTCCACCGGGGCCCGCTGTTCGTCATCCGGGCCAGCCCTTCGTACGGCATGCCGGGCCCTGAAAACCGCACCGCGTCCCGCGCCGCGTAGCAGTTCAGGCAGCCGCCCGTTTCGCTGCCCTTGGCCATGCTGCAGCCACGGATCGGGTTCCATGTTGCGTCGGTCCATTCGATCTTCGTGTTGTCCGCCATGAGTCACCGCCCCCGCACTTCGTCCCGCAGCACTTCCCGCGCCCGTGCCGTCAGCGTCAGCCGGCCGCCGGGTTCCTGCTGCTGCAGCAGGCCGATCGCCAGCAGCCGCTTCAGCGCCTTGCCGGCCACGCCGTAAATCTGGCCGCCGCGCCCGCCGGCTTCTGCCCGCGCCACCGCGTCCGGCCACCGCGCCGCTGCGAATTCGCGCAGCGTCCACGACTGCCGCCGGCCCAGCACCACCAGCGATTGTTCCAGCTTCTTGCTGGGCAGCTGGGCATGCGCCCGCGCCCGCTTGGCCTTGCGATATAGGACACGCTGCAGCCGCCGGTGCCGTTCCCGGCAGTCATCGCAGTCAGGGGGGTGCACTGGCCGGTTCTTCCCGCAGCGTCTGCACAGCCCGGCCTTGCGCTTGGCTTCCCGCCAGCGCGCTCGGGAATGTTCCAGCCGCTGCTGCCGCACCCATGCCGGCAGCTTCTTGCGCGCCATCGGTCAGAAGGGCCCCAAGATCGTGCGCCCCTGCCCCTGCAGGTCTGCGTGGATCTCGGTTTCGGTGTGGATCGTCAGCTGCCAGATGCCCTGTGCCCCCCGGGCCATCACCGGCCGCTGCAAGGGGATCACTTCGGTGAACATCCAGCCGTGTCGCCCGGTGCCGTAGTCCCCAAAGGCCACTTCATCCGCCGTCAGACGCCCGGCCAGCGATGCCGTGGGCACCGATTCCTTGGCCAGCGCCACCGCCACGATCATGCCTTCCGGCAACGTGGCCGGATCGATCTTGTGCGCCTGCAGCGCCCGCCGGATTTCTTCGGACTGTGCCAGCGCCGACTGCACCCAGCCCCGTGGGGTGGTCAGCCGGCCGGCCGCGTGCAGCGCGATCCACGCGCCCGCCAGCGTGCTGGGCATCGGCCAGCCCCGCGTTTCGATCTTCTTCGCGCCGATCGCCATCAGCGTGGCATGCGGCTGCCACAACGTCAGTGCCTTCATGGTTCCACCACCGTTTCCACCATCGCCACCACCGGCCGGGCCCAGCACGGGCCCGCTGCCGTTCTTACGCGTGCGCCACGCTGACCGCCCGGGGGCCCTTGTCGCCCCGGCCGTCTTCGTGTTCGAACGTCACCCGGTCGCCAGCCTTCAGCGCCCCGAACGACTCACCCGGGGCCATCCCCGTCTTGTGGAAGAACCGATCGATCTGATCGTCTCCCTTGATGAACCCCCAGCCCTTCACCGCTTCCACCTTCTCCACCGTTCCGCCCATCGCCCGTTCCCCCTCCATCCAGCCACCGACAGGTGACGTTCCCCAGTTCGTCCGCGTTCGGCTTCTTGCCTTCCAGCCGCCCGGGCCAGTCGAAGATCAACCGGTTGCCGCCCACCCGCCCCTGCGCTGCATCGTGACACGCCCGGCAGACGCCTACCCGGTTCCAGCTTTCCCGGGGGCCACCGCGTCCCACCGGGATCAGTTCGTGCGGGTCTTGCACCCAGTGGGTGCAAACCATGGACACGCCGAAGGCAAAGCATACACCATTCTGGCGCTGGAACACCCGTTCCCTGTCCTTCCCCGCCACCTTCATCAGCGCCCGCCGCTTGCGTTCTCGCCGCTTGGCTTCGGGGCCCTTCACCCGCTTGCGCTTAGGCGCCGCCGCCTTGGCCAAGAACCCGCCGGCCGGACGCAGCGCCGTGCGCCGCCGCAGCCCCGCGCATGGTCGAAGGCTGGTTCGTCGCCGCAGTGGGGTGCGCTTCACTTCTTCCGCCCGGCGCCGCGCAGCCGCCAGTCCTTGCCGTTCATCGGCACGATCCGGCAGTTCCCCATGATCCGGCTGGGCAACCGGTCATCGTTCAGGAAGGTGCCCAGTTCGTCCAGATCAAGGTTGCTGGTCCAGATGGTCTTATGGCCGCGATCCAGCCGGGCATCGTAAATGGTCTGCAGCATGCGCCGCGCAAAGTCCGTGCCCTGATTGGCGCCCACGTCGTCCAGCACCAGCACCGACACGCCCACCATGGCGTCCCACACTTCGTTCGTGTCATCGTTCCCCGGCAGCAGCTGCACCAGCAGTTCGGGGCACCGCTTGAACCGCACCCCGACACCACGCGCCCACAGGGTGCTGATGATGCTGCAGGCCAGCCGCGTCTTCCCGGTGCCCACCGTTCCGTGCAGGTACAGCCCGCTGTGGATCCCGTCCATGAAGTACTGGGCATGCCGGATCGCGTCCCCGTTGTCCGTGGTCCGCTGGTAGTTGTCCAGCGTGCTGCGCGCTTCCGACTCGGGCACGCCCGGCGCCACGCCCCGCTTCTGTTCGATGAACGGGCAGCTGACGCCGGCCGCGCCCTTGCAGCGCGCCACCGCGCCGCTGGGGGTTTCCCTGAACCCGGTATCGGAACAGACCGAACAGGTAAACGTCCAGTTTTCGGGGGCCTGCGTCATTCGTCACCACCTTGCATCACCGCCGCGTACTTGCCTGCTGTCGGGGCCACTCGGCCCGCTGCGTTTGTCGAACCCACCGGCGCCTGCATCCGTTCCAGCGCCGCCCGCATCTTGCCGGGCTTCGTCAGGTAGTCCAGATCCAGCCGCCAATTCGCGTGACTCCCGACACCCGGAGCATTCGCCCATGCCTGCGTATCGGCCCACCGGATCACCCGGGCCCAGTCGTTCAGGTCCGGTTCCGCCCGCAGGGCCGCCGCGTAGGCCTTCCGCCGGGCATCGGTGATCTTCGTGACCGCCGGGCCCTTCTTCCGGTTCGCCTGCCAGCACGCCACCAGCTGTTCCACGGTAGGGCCCGCAGCCGGCGGGGGGGTCAGCGACAGCTGGCCGCCTTCCCTTGGTGGTGTTGGTGGTGTCTGTACTGTCTTGTCTGTAAGGGCCAAACCGGGTGATTTTTCGCCCGGCTTCGCCCGCGCCGCCGGCTTTTCCCCCGCCGCCGCCCGCCCGCGCCCCTTCGATCTGGCGTACGCGTCCGCTCGCTTCGTCATCGCCGGCAGCACCACCAGCCCCCGCGCCCATGCGTCAGGATCGATGTGCCGCTTTTCCGACAGGAACGCAAGGAACCGCTGCAGCTGTTCGACCGATTCGAACAGGCATTCGTCCGCCATTTCCTGAATGGGCAGCGGGTTGCCGTCCCCGTCCGCGCCGATGCCCGGATCGCCGCCGCCGTGGTTGGCGATATAGCACCACAACAGCAGCAGCGCGCCGGCCGCCGCCTGCCCCCCGTTCGGTTCCAGCAGGCCGCCCGACAGACCGCGCCGGATCGTTGCCTTGATCTTCGGATCGTCCGGGGTGTCTGAGTCTACCTGAAACCATTTCACCGCCGTGGCCCCGCTGCTACTGCGCCGCCGGCAGTTCCTGCAGCTTGCGTTCCAGCCACGCCAGCGTGGTTTCGTGGGGCCGCTGCGTCACGCCCCGGGTGATCTTGCCCAGCGTGGACGTGGACACGCCCAGCAGCTTGGCGTACTTGTCCCATGACAGCTTCCGCTTCAGCCGATCGGCCTTCAGCCGCGCCGGCAGCGTTTCGAATTGCTGCCGCAGGTCGTCCGGCGCCGCGCCGGCTTCCGTGGTCTTCGGTTCGTTCTGTTCTGCGCTCACTGTCTCACCCCGTTGTCCTGTGTCAGGCGGACCACCTGCAGCCCGGGAATGTCCGGGCTGGCTTCCGCTTCGCCGCGTGCCATCGCCACGATCACCTGCGCCACCGGCGCCGCCATGACCGTGCTGGTGAAGACCTGCCGATGCACGCCCACCACCGCTTCCGCCGCGTCCACCACCGCCACGTTCAGGCCGGACACCAGCGCCAGCGCCAGCTGGAACCCCAGCGCCGTCCACACCTGTTCACCAGCGGACAGCAGATCGAAGGCCACCGCGTGCCCGCCCCGCTCGACTTCGACGCGCCACGGATCCAGCGAGAACCGGACCGCGAACCCGAACGGCTGCAGTGCGTCGTTGATCAGCTGTTCGAACCCGCCCAGCTTTTCCTGCAGCGCCGTGGCCCGCACGCCCTTGGGCCCCAGCAGGGACACCTGCGCTTCCGCCTGCACCAGTTCCGCCTTCAGCTTGCCGGCCCGTGCCGCAGCTTCGGTATGGGCTGCATGCTCGGCTTCATACGTGGCCATGGCCACCGCCGCGTTCTGTTCGGCTTCCATGGAGTCCCGGGCCTGCTGCAGTTCGCCGTCCATTTCGCCCAGCGTCTTCTGGGCCGCCGCCAGCCGGTCCCGCAGTTCCTGCGCCTTGGCCGCCAGCCCGTCGATCAGGGCCAGCTTGGCTTCCAGCTGTTCCAGCTGACCTTCGTGGTACGACACCGTGCGTTCCGCCGCCTGCAGCTGTGCCTGCTGTTCGGCCTGCGCTTCGCGCTGGCTTTTCAGGTCCGACACCTTGCGTTCCAGCGCCAGCGCCTTCTTCTTCAAGGCCTTGACTTCGCCCGCGAAGTGCTCGGCGCCGGTCAGGCAGGGGATCCCCGCCGCCAGCACGCAGCCCCGCGTGCCATCGTGCCGCTGCAGTCGTTCCACCTGCAGCCGCAGTTCGGACGCCTGCGCCCCCATCCCGTCCGCGTTTCCCTCCACCGTCGTGGCTTCCGCCGCCAGCGCCTGCAGTTCCACCACCTTGGCCTTGGCTTCGTGCAGCATGCCCTGATGCACCGCGATCCGACTGGCCAGACTCGGGCCGGCATCGATCTGCGTGGTGATGCTGGCCAGTTCACGCTGGCAGGTCTGATCTTCGGCCGCCGCTTCCGCCTTCGACCGCGCCAGCATCTGGTACCGGTTGGCCGCCGCCCGCACCGCGCCGGGCACCAGCGTGGGCTGCGCTGCCGGCGCCGGGGGCACGTACGCCGCCGCCACCGCCTTCTTCAGGGCCGCCCGCCGTTCCACCGCCGCCGCGTAGTCCCGATCGATCTGCGCCAGCGTGGCCGGCTCCGTGTAGCCCATGCCGGGCAGCAGGTCCGGCGCCACCCGCACGTCCAGCAGCTGCAGCAGCAGCGCCTTGCCGTCCGCGTGCCCCATGCTGAAGAACGTGCCGCCGTACAGCACCGCCAGCAGCATGCCTTCTGAAACACCCAGCTGGTTCAGGATCACGTCCGTGGGCACGTTGCTGACGGCATGGCCGCCCAGCGCCAGCGAGCGTTCCACCCGCCCCAGCCCCTGCACGTCCAGCGCCACCGACATGGACGCCGCGCCACTCCGGATCAGATCCTTCTGGCCGCGCCCGGCGCCGTCCACGCCACGACACCGGCCGGTCAGGGCCCACGCGATCGCGTCCACCATCGTGGACTTGCCGGCGCCGTTCGGCCCCAGTACCAGCGTTCTGGGCTGGTCCAAGTCGAATGCCGCCAGTTCGAAAGACCGGAAGTTCACCAATTCGATCCGCTGAATCACCACCGCCGCCACCCCCATGAATCCGATTTATACCACAAAGTGACTCGACTGGATCAGTTTTCAGTGATCCGGGTCAGGCCGGCCGGCGCCGCCGGGGCCTGCCGCTTCTTCCAGCCCCATTCGATAACGTGCTGATCGATGTGGTCACGCACCGACTGATCGATCTGGTCATCGGTCAGATCGGCTTCCACGTCCAGCGTGCCGCTGACCTTGCAGCCCACCAGCCCGTTGCTGACGTGCCACTCTACCGTGACCATTCCGGGATCGTCGTCCGCTGCCGCGTCATTCTTCGTCATCATCGTCCGCCCCTTCGATTTCCCCGGCCTTCTTGTGCCTGAACGCCCACCGTGTGTTCGTCTGTTCCAGTTCGCCCAGCTTGTCCCGCAGGATCTTTAGCGGGTCCGCCTTCTTCACCGCCGTGGCCGACAGGGACACCGTGTTGGCCTGATCCGTCAGTTCGGTGGGTGGGTAGGCTTCGCGCAGCTTGTCCACCAGCGCGCCCGCTGGGTAACTCACCGTGACGCTGGCACTGTGCGCGAATTCCTGCCCCTTCACCACCATGGGCCCTTCCTGATTGCACCAGCCTGACAGCGCCTTCTTCAGCACCTTCAGCCGCTGTTCCAGCGCCAGCACTTCGCCGGCCGCCGTCTTCGCGTCCACCGCGTTCGTGAACCGGATCGGCAGCCGCGCCGGGTTGTCCACGATCGGGCAGACCAGCCTGCACAGCGTGCAGTGGCTGCCCGGGATCGCCGGCCACGACTGCGTGCGTTCCGCTTCTTCCAGCGACTGGATGATCGCTTCCACTTCCGGCCTGAACTTCTCGATTTCCTCGGCCGTCAGCTTTACCGTCACTTCGTACCCCAGCCGCACGAAGTTGAACGTGAACGAATAGAACGGGAACCCGGGCCAAGTGTCGATCGCCTGCAGCAGGTAGAACTTCAGCTGGAATTCCTTGCGCGCCTGCGTTTCGGTCAGCCCCTTGTAATACGTCTTCCAGTCCTTGATTTCGACGCCAGAAGGCCGGACGTACACCAGATCGGGCACCCAAGTGAACCGGTCCGATTCCAGCACTTCTTCCGCCGACATGTACGCGTCCAAGTCCAGTTCGAAGTACTCCGCGAACCGCTGCCAGATCCGCGCCACTTCGTCCACGATGTGCGCCGGCAGCTGGGTGTTGCTGATCCCGTCCTTGAACGCCAGTTCCGCTTCTTCGGCATCGGCCGGGGTGCGCTGCTGGACCAGCCGATCGATGTATCGGAACGCCGCTTCGTGGAACGCCACGCCGCGCTGCGATTCGTCGCCCCGGTCCTCCACGCCCTTGTTGTGCAGCTGGTCGTACCGGTGTGGGCACCCGTCGTACGATTCCAGCGCCGAACGCCGCCGCTTCTTGGTGGCCATCTTCAGCCCCTCACTTTCGCGCCATCTTACGCCGGCCCGTCCCGTTCGTCCAGTGGTTCCTGCATCGGGAACCGGCCGCCGATCGCCGCCTTCACGATCCGCTTCACGTCGTCCCCGAAGTCCTGCCCCAGCATCCAGCGCAAGAACCCCGGGGTGCAGTCCTGCAGGGCTTCGCCGCGTGACTCCCCGAAGTTCACGCAGGGCCGGCCGCCCATCCACGCCAGCTTCCCGTCTGCGTCGATCCACGAAGGATCGGCGGACATGTCGTGCAGCCCGCGCACCGATGCCGGCAGGTCCGGCCACGCGTCGATCTGCCCCATGAACCCCAGCACCATGGCGCCCACGTCCCGCCCGGCCCGGTGCTGGGTGGTGTCCTTGATGCCCCCGAACCGTTCCAGATACGCCGCCAGCGTCCGGGGTTCTCGCTTCGTCCACAGCTGGAACGGATCGATCAGCCGTGACGCGTCCAGCCCGTGCGGGATGCCGTGCCGCGCCATTTCGTTCTTCAGCAGGGGCAGATCGTAGCCGCGCCCTGAGTAGGCCACCAGATCGGAACCGGTCAGCCCGTGTGCCACCAGTGGGCCGATGCTGGCCCAGCCCGGGGCATCCTTCACCATGTCGTCCGTGATGCCGTGCACCGCCGTCACCTGTGGCGGGATCGGCACGCCGGGGTTCACCAGCGTGCTGAAGACCTTGTGCGTACCATCAGGGAACAGCCGCAACACCCCGAAGTCCACGATCCGCGCCCGCCGGGGGTTCAGCCCCGTGGCTTCCAGATCGATGAAGGCCAGCGGCCGGTCCAGCGTCAGCCGTTCGGCCAAGGCCGCCAGCCGTTCGTCCACCGTGGGGGACTCCATCAGAACGACACCCCGCCGCCGGCCGCCGCCTTCTTGTCGAATTTCGCCGCCAGCGCCTGCAGGCCGCCGGCCGCTGGCTGCGTCGTCTTCTCGGGGTAATCCGGGCGGATCGGCATCACTGTGGCCGCCACAGTGTCCGGGGCCACCGCTGCCGGGGGTTCCGCCACCGTGGCCGGCGCCGTCTGGACCGGCTGCGCCGCCGGGGCCGCCGGCCGTTCCACCGGGTGGCTGGCGCCGGCCTTCTTCGGTGGGGCCGCATCCGCCCCCAGCCGCTTGGCCGCTTCGTCCCGCAGCCACTGGTACAGCCCCTCGGGGTTGTCCCGGTACTGCGTCAGCATCTGCAGCTGGCGCCCGCGATTCATCGCCAGATGTTCGAACCCCGCCAGAATCTTGGTGGACAGTTCCGGGTCCGTTTCGCCGGCCCGCGCCAGCAGGGCTTCCACGTCATCCCCGCCGGCATCGTCCACCGCCGGCAGCACGTCCGCCACGATCGACGCCTGCCCGCCCTCCATGGCTTCCTGTGCCGGGATGTTCGCCAGCACGTCACTGAACAGCACCTGCAGGCCAGCGCCCCGGGCCCGCCGGGGGTACATGGACTGAGGGAAGTTCTTGTACGTCTGCTTTTCCGACAGCTTGATGTCCGACTTGATGCCGTCTTCCCATTCCGACGTTTTCACCCGCTCGGCATCCACCCAGCTGAAGACGTAGGTTCTGGGTTCCGTGTCGCCCACGCGCTGCAGCGTGCACCAGCCGTACGGCATGCCGGCAGGCACCGCCGCCACCAGCTGCAGAACCTTGGCGCCGTCCCGGGCCCGGTCCGCGATCGACGTGTCAGACTGCCCGCGCAGTTCGAACCCTTCATCGTGATACTGCAGCAGGCCGGACCGGCGGACCAGCGCCAGCTGCAGGTCCGTCTTCATCGTCATGTTGCCGGAAATGATCGTGATCCCGTTCAGGGCCCGCAGGGGTGACAGCCCCACTTCCATGCCGGCCAAGATCACCGCCAGCACCGCGTCCGGGGTCTTCAGCGCCTTGGGGATCACGCCGGACTTCGCCAGATAACTGGACAGCTGGAACGCTTCCCCCAGCGTGGTGGGCATCAGGCCGGCAAAGGCCTGCGCCATCGTGGCCGCCCGCGTGGCCGGCGCCAGCGCCGTGGTTGCCGCCGGGGCCGTTTTCTTATCGTCCATGCGCCGCCACCCGCCCCTTCAGAATTGCCGTCAGTGCGTCATCCGGCTGCCGCCACGCCATCGCCTGTTCCATGGGCAGCTTGGGGCTGCTGTCCACGTACGCCTGCCCGTCGTGCCCGCTGACCGTGATCCGCGTGGCCAGCCCGGTCTTGTGGATGGCTTCGAACGTGGCCACCAGCAGGGCTTCGTGCACGATCCCGTGCACCTGCGATCCGTCCCCACGCGTGGCGTAGATAACATGCGATTTCATTACCGGTTCTCCCTTCAGATACGGCCGGCCGCCGGCCACGATTCCAGATACGCCGCATAGTCCGGCGGCAGCGGGGCTGCGTCCGCACGCGCCACCGCGTCTTTGGCTTCTTCGACCGTCAGGCGGACCTGTTCCCCGGGGCCACAGTCGAACGTCAGGATGGTCACTTCGTCGCCGCTGTAGCGGCTGTATTCGTATTCCCGGGACACCACCGTGGCGAAGAACGGGCCGTGCCCGTCCCCCAGATCCATCACCACCGCTTCGCCCGCGCCGAACGTTTCGCCCGCCATCACCGCACCCCCACCAGCGCCATGCGAAGGCCGGCCAGTTCGTGCGCCGCCAGCGCCGAGTCCACCACGGTGCACCGGCCGGCATCCGCCACCCACTTGCCGCCGGACTTCCGGCCGTAGCTGTTGACGCCCTGCAGCACCGGATCGCCGTGCCGGCTGCCCACCACCACCGCCGGGGTGTGGTTCAGGTTCACCACGAAGGTGCCGATTTTCAGGGACTGCGCCATGGTCTTGGCCTTTCGTTCCGGCATCGTGGCCGGCCTTGGGTTTGGCGTGGGCCCAATCGCCCCCGCCATTTCCAAAGACTACAGGAACAACCAAGCCGAGTCAAACACTTTCTTGCCGCCTGACTTACTTTCTATGCGTTAGCGTGCAAGTCCACGCAGGCGCCGGGGCACCGCCTGCTGCAGCAGGTGTTCGGCGCCGGTCAGCCGGGCTTCCAGTCGTTCCAGTTCCTGCCGCGTGGCTTCGATCGCCGCCCGGGCATCCACCACCACGCGCTGCGCTTCCATCACCGCCGCCGCCACCTGCGCGTCCCTGAAGGCCGCCCGGTGCCGATCGCAACAGAAGTCCTTGGTGACGTTCCGGCGCCGTGGGGGTTCCACCGGCCCGCCGCAGTGCCTGCACGGTTTCTGCTGCTGCGCCCCAGCCGCAGCTTCGGCAGCTGGCGCCATGTCCGCGCCGCCGGCCGTCACAGGGCCGCCAGCGCCTTGTACGTGCCGCCAATGACCACCAGCGCGCCCAGCGCCGTGGCGCCCGCGTCACCCGTTGCCATCCCCGCCACCGCCAGCGCCGTGCCCACCACCGGAACCGCCGACCACAGCGCCACGTCCACCACCTGCCACAGGTTCGCCTTCATGATCCCCGCCCTTCTCTCGCCGCCGTAGTTCCTCGGCCGCTTCGTTCAGTAGTCGAAACAGGAAGGGGTATACCCGTGCCGCTGCTGCCAGTCTGGCATGCAGCGGCAGGGGCTCCCCGCCCACGCTGTCCAGCAGTGGAAGGTGGGCCACCGCCGTCACTTCATCAGCACGAATCCGGGCATGGGCTGCCACGGCAGCGCCGTGTTCCAGCCTTCCGCCCACGCGTGGCCGCCGGTCCACCAGAACAGCGTGGACGTGCCCGGGATCCACGTCACCCCGTCGAAGTCCGATCCCGCCATGCCGTGCACCGTGAAGGGGTACGCCACCTGCGCCAGCCCCGTGGCCGGATCGACCAGCGCCGCCGCGCCGTGTCCGCCGACCTTGGCGTATACCAGCAGGTACGGCTTCCCCTGCAGCTGCAGGCCGGTGCGCACCGTGAAGGCCACGCCGCCCGTGACCAGATCGGACTTGGGCAGCTGCACGGTCAGGTGCGTCAGGTCTTTGCCGTCCCGCCCGTCCTTGCCGTCCTTGCCGTCACGTCCGTCCTTGCCATCCCGTCCCGGGTCACCGGGGTCACCCTTCGGGCCCGGGTCACCCGGATCGCCCTTCTGGCCCTCACACGTTGCCGGGCAGGCCGTCTGCGTCCTGAACGTCTGCGCATTTGCCACCGCCGCCGCCAGCAGCACCACCAGCGCCACCACCATCGTTCTGATCTTCATTGGAATGTGTCCCCTGCAAAGGCCTTGGTAAAGGAAAGGAACCGGGCGGGGTGTAAGGCCGGCCACCCCGCCCGGTTCGTCACTCGCCGGCTGCTAGGCCGCCGCCGTGGCAATCTGCTGCCACGCCTGCCCGTCCAGCGCCAGCACCGCGCCGCCGGCCCGTTCCATGTCCGTGGCGCCTTCGTAATCCGGCCAGTCGTTCGCCGTCGCCGTGATGGCCGAAGACAGCCCCCACTTGGTGAGATCCCCACCTCGGGCCAGATGGCCCAGAATGTTGTTCTGGCTGCTGTCCGGCAGCGCCAGCTTCTTAGTGGTCAGTTCCACCACGCGCTGCAGGTTCGGCGCCGTGATCGGTTCCTTGGCTGCGTCACGAATCTGCGCGATCGCCGCCTTGAACGTGTCGCCGTCGAAGGCCGCCTGCGTCACGTCCCGCACCTTCAGCCAGAAGGCGGCATCGTCCGCCTTGCGCGTGTCGTCCTTCAGAACGCCCCACGTCTGATCGGCTTCCCATGCTCGGCCTACGTGGTACTTCTTCATGGACGCCTGCGCCATGATCGCCATGTTGGTGCACCACGTCGTGAACACGCTGGGTTCCACCTTCAGCGTGCCGGCGCCCACGTCACTGTTGCTGATCGCGATCGCCGCCACCAGCCGGCCGGTGCGCCCCACCATGTGGTGCCCGTGCCCCCACGCCATGCCCTCGGGCAGTTCGTCCGACAGGCCGGGCAGGATCCCCTTCAAGTAGAACCGGGTTTCCGTCAGTTCGCAGGACATGACTTCCACGCCGTAGTTGATCAGCGTGGGCAGCACCGCGTTGGCCAGTTCGAAGTTGTCCAGCGGCCGGAACTTCGGGCTGAGGATCGCCCGGGCCTGCCCGTCCAGCGTGCGCACCATGCGCTGCGCGTCCGGTTCCGCGTGCAGCCATGTGTTGATGTTCTCCACCAACAGGTGGGGCTGTTCTTCGATCATCCGATCGTAGTAGCGCCGGGGCACGCCCAGATGGTCCGCCAGCTGCTGGTGCGCCAGCGACTTCAGGCCGACGTGCTGCCCGTTGAACCCGTCCAGCACCACCTGCTTGCCGGCCACGCCGGCTTCGTTCTTGGCGTCGATCACCTTGGCCACGATCTGGCCTTGCGGGGCCAGATAGTCCTTGCGCACCTGCGCCTGCCGTTCCAGTTCCGCCGCCAGCGCCTGAAGTGAACGTCCTGTCTTCATCGTGTCCCCCGTTCCCGGTGTATCCAGCGGACTGCTGGCCTTGCCACCGGCTTGGATGTGTCAGGCCGCCACCATGGCCGCCGACCATGCAAAGGATCTTCGCATGGCCGGCCGCGCCACGTCAAGCACTTTCTAGCCTAGCCGCTCACTTTCGGTGCAGACTTGCGCACGGTAGGCTGGAACTGCCGCACGAACCGGATCGTATCCCGCGACACCCCGCCCGGGATCATGCGCGCCAGCTTCAGCAGGTTCTTCACGTCCCGCCCTGACAGCCCCGGGTTGTCCGCCACCAGATCCCCGATCGCGTCGTCCGACAGGTCCACCTTGTTCAGGTCCGCCAGCACGCGCCAGATCCGCGCCTGCTCACTGGCTGAAGGCGCCGAATACGACAGCCGGGCAATACACCGACTTGCGATCGCGTCGTCCACGTCGTCCGGCCGGTTGGTGGTCAAGAACAGGATGGTGTCCTGATATTCCAGCAGCCGCAGGAACACCCCCACGATCGCGTTCTGCTGCAGGTCGTTGCCGCGTTCGTGCACGTACACGTCAGCTTCGTCCAGCAGCATCACCGCCTTCCAGCGATTACCCCGCCGGAACACCCGCGCCAGTTCCGCTTCCAGCGTGTCGGGGTCCGTCCCCAGCTGACTGCACTGGACGCTATACAGGACTCGCCTTTCAGCTTCCGCGTACACTTCGGCCGTCAGCGTCTTGCCGGTGCCCGGGGGGCCACTCAGCAGCACCACCGCGCCGCCGCCCTTGCCCTTCACGATGTCCGCGTACCCGCCGCACTTCGTTTCGATCAGCAGCTTCACCAGCGCCTTGCGATCCGCGTCGATCACCAGACTGCTGCCAATTTCGTCATCGTAACGATACGGGGTCAGCTGATCGACGTGCACGCGCATGCGAAGATGCCGCGCCAGATCGAACACCACCAGCATGGGGTGCACCGGGATCCGTTCGTTCACCACTTCGCCGGTGTTCGCCGTGTCGTCCCCGTCTTCGTCTTCGGACAGGTTGGCGCCGCCCGCGTCGAACGTGGCCCAGAACCCCAGCTGGATCTGGCCTTCTTCGTTGTCCCGATCGCGTGCCTTTTCTGACTCGTAAAAGACATCCAGCACCACCTTGCTGGGGCCGGTTTCGCGCAGCAGCTGGTGCCGATCGCTGCGCCAGCGCCGCCAGCTGCGATCATCGTCTTCCGCGTCGTTGCCGTCCACGTCGTCCGTGCCGTACCCGGTGGCAAAGTACTGCGCGCCGATCGTGGCCCGCACTTCGTCCCAGCGCGCCACCGTGGCTTCGTGTTCCGCGATCCGGTCATCGGTGGCAGCCACGCAGCCGACCGCCCCCAGCGCCTGCGCGATCGTGCGCCCCCGGATCGTTTCGATCCCGAAGATGATCGCCGTTTGCGTCACCGCCCCCAGTTCCCTGTACGCCAGTTCCAGCGTGGTCTGGGGTGGGTGTTCGTTCCGTCCGCCGCCTTCCCTGAACTTCACGCCCACCACGTAGTACGGTTCCCAGTGCTCGCCCCGCTGCCGGAACACCCAGTGGGCCGCTGCGCCACTCAGATACTTGGCCAGCAGGGCCGCGAACGCTTCGACGCTGCGCGCCTTCAGGTTTCCCGCCGCGTTCCCCGGGGTCAGCCACGCGTCCACGTCCCGCACAGCGTGGGCCACCTTGGGCCCGCCGGCCGCCAACAGCGCCCGCAAGGCCGCCACCGCCGATGGCTTCATGGTCTGCAGGTTGAACGTGTGCGTGTTCCGGTACATGAACGAATCGGGGCCGGCCAGTGCTTTCAGCTTGGCCTTGTCGATCAGGTCCGTCTGGTCAGCCGTCAGCCGGATCTTCATCGCCGGCCCCCGTCGTCTTCCCGGGCCTGCGTCTTGGCCAGCATGTATTCCAGCTTCGGGATCGCCCGTTCCACGTCATCGCTGGATGCCGCCGGCCGGCCCTGCACCACCAGCCGCAGCGCCTGCAGCACCGCGTGCAGTTCGTCGCTGGTCAGCATCACGCCGGGCTGCAGCGCCTGTTCGATCCGTTCGACGATGCCGCGCACGTCCCGATCGGTTTCCGCTTCCAGACGCGTCAGCACCTTGCGCGCCGCCTGTGGACTCATGGTGATCTTCATTTCGCCGCTGCCTTTCGCACCTTGGCCGCCACCGGCCCACTGATTGCCCTGCCGCGCTTCGACAGCGCCGCCTTCCGCACCAACCGGGACAGCAGCGCCTGATCGAAGTTCACTTCCACCAGCGTGTCCCGCTCGGCCACCACGCGCACGCCACCCCGACGCACGCCGATCACTTCGCCCGCGTTGATCTGATACACCATCACCACCGCCGCAGGGCCCCGTCCAGCCGGGCCCGTTCCATCTGCGCACTGCCCATGAAGGACGAACCGCCCCAGTAGCTTTCGAATTCCCGTTCAGCCGCCGCTTCGTTTTCGCGCTGTTCGTGTTCGTCCTTGCACTCGGTGCACCACGCTTCCCGGTCTTCGTCGATCAGCGTGGCCGGCCGCCGCTGGCAGTGATCGCACACGTCAGCATCGCAGCTGCCGCAGTCGCACACGTCATCCACCAGCGGGTGTTCCACCTTCGTGGGGGCCGCCATCACGCCCCCCCACGCCGGCAGTTCCCCGCCGATGATGGCTTCGCGTTCGGTCCGGCCGGTGGTCACGATCGTCCACGGGCCGATCTTGCCGAACCGCTGCCCCTTCGTCTGCATCCGGTCCGCGCCACAGAAGGCCACCAGCTGCACCGCCACCCGATCGATGTAGCGCCACACCGCCGGCCGCGTCTTCGCCGTGTAGGTCAGCCGTACGCGCCGGCCGCCATCGTGCACCAGCGCCACTTCGTACTTGGTGCTGCGCCCCTGCAGGGCCGTCAGCCGCTTGATCTTGGCGTCTTCGGCGCCGCCGTACCGCTTCCACCCGCAAAGGCTGCATGCGTCAGCCCCCAGCGCGAAGAAGTGCTGCGTGCCGCCGTCCTTGCACCGCGCCTGTTCGAAGACTTCCGCCGCCCCGCGCACCATCACTTGCCCCCCACCGTGACAATCACGTCAGTCAGGTCCACCACCGCTTTGCAGGACTCACACCACGGCAGCACCGCCGTGACATCCTTGGGCCACGCCGCGTCTTCTGGCATCGTCACCACCGTGCGCCTGACGTGCACCACCGCGCTGCCGCACCGGTGCGCCAGCCCGATCCGCTGGCTTTCCACCCAGTGGCTGCCGGCCGGGGCCGCTGGCGCCGGCTGAACGCCAGCGATCAGGTTTGCCAGTTCCACCAAGTCGCCGGCCGTGCGCGTCTGGGCATCTTCGTACCCAAGACGCGCCAGCATGTCCCGCGCTGCCTGTTCCGCTGACATCACTGCACCCCCTGCGCGATTTCCGCCCGGTCCACGCTGTCCATGCCGTTGGCGTCCACCGGCAGCTTGGGCCAGCCGGCCACCAGCCCCATGCGTTCGCTGCAGTCCGGGCCGAACCCCGACACGATCGATTCCGGGACCGTCAGCAGCCGCCCGCAGCGCCCACAGCGCCCTTCGTGGTGCACCGCGTAGCCGGCCGGCAGCGCCTGCGCCTGCCACAGCTTCGCCATGGCCCAGCGGACCACCAACACCGCCGTGGTCTTGTCGGTGTAGCGGCTGGCCCGGGTCAGCTTCACTTCGCCGGTGGCCCAGCTGAGGATCCCCATGTAGGTGTAATCCGATTCGTTGTCCGCGCCGGTCAGCAGGGACACGAAGAACGTGGGGGTGGTGTAGCGGCTGCCTTCTTCCGGATCCTTGCGGGTCACCTTGAACGTGTAGCGTTCGCCCGTGGGGTTCGACACCGTGAAGATGGCCCGGCCGCCCAGCACGAAGTCCTTGGTGATCTGGTGGGTGCTGTTCGCCGCCGCCGTGTTCGTTTTCGTCATCGCCGCCACTCCCGTCTGCTTGGCCGGAACGTGCCGGCCGGGTTGATGAATGGAAGTCTACGCCCGGCGCCTGTTCCGGGTCAAGCACTTTCTGCCCGGGTCACTCACTTTCCGTGCAGGTCTGTGATCATGAAGGCGCCGGTGCCCGCGTGCAGGGACGCCAGCATGGCCGGGTGCACATAGATCACATTCCCGACCACCAAGGCCTTGCGGCTGGGCACCTTCGGGATCGTCGTGACGGACGCCACCCAAGGCCGCCAGTCCACCGCCAGCAGTGGGAACCGACACACCACGCGGGGGATCAGTCGTTCACGCCACGATCGGTGGACCGTGACCGGGGGGCCGTCTTCGGTCAGCCACGCTGATGTGCGAAATTCGAACCCGCCGATCATCGCTTGCCCCCTTTGCCGCTCACCTTTTTCGCCAGTTCACCGTACGCTGCCGCGCAGCTGTCGAATGCCGCTTGGGCCTGATCCATCAGCTGCTGGTCAGCCGCTGCCGCGCCGCGTTCGTGGCCCACGGCTACGCCCACCACGAACGCCCCCAGCATCGCCGGGAAGAACAGCAGGGCCAGCGCCCGGTTCATCGCCCGCCCCCTTCCAGTACCCAGTACCCGTAAACGCACCGGCCGCCGCTCACCGACAGCACCGGGTTGCCGAAGGTTCCATCCGGCAGCTGCACCGGGTTGCCCGCGTAGGTGGTCACCGGATCGCGCTGGGGATCGTGCGTATCCCGGATCACCCCGTCGATCACCGCCGTGTAATGCTTGCTGACCGCCACCACCAGCCGGCCGTGCGGTAGTTCCCCGGGGGCCAGATGCACCGTGCAGCCACTGCCGATCTGCATCGTGGCCACCCACCGGAACCCCAGCCGGCGCATGTAGTCCTTGAACCACTGCCGCGTGGTGTTGATGCCCCGGGCCGCCGTGGCGCCCTTGCGCTTGCCGTTGCGCCCCACTCGCTGCGCCCCGGTGCCGGCCGCCAGCGCCGCGTATACGTCCGCGTAGGGCTGGCCGCTGGCGATCGCCACCGACCGCGCCACGCAGTCCCCGGTGCGTCCCTTGAACCCCGCCGCCGCCCGGCCCCCATCGTCCACCATGAACGGAAGACGCGGCGCCATCACAGCCCCGGCTTCCGCTCGGCCACAGCCAGCGCCGCCGCCAGCGTCAACACCGCTTCGTCCGTCAGCTTGCCCCACTCGGCATCACGCAGCGCCTTGCGCGCCTGCCTGATCGCCACTTCGCGCCGCACCGCGTCCGTGGGTTCTTCCAGCACCGGGCTGCTGTACGAATATCCCACAGCGTCCCCGTTCTTCCGCCAGTAGCGCGTGCCGTCCACGATGATCGTGGTTTTAGTGGTCCGTTCGACCTTCGCCAGCCGCACGCCGCTGTTGAAGTCGTACCGCACCGCCACCGGATCGCCGGCCTTCAGCCCTTCCGCCCACTCCCTGCGCGTCATCGCCCACCGCCATTCAGCCACCGCTGCGCTTCCTGTTCCGCCGTTTCCGTGCTGCTGTTCCCGAACATGGTCACCCGCTTGGTGCCCACGTAGCCGTACCAGTTCCCCCAGACCGTGCACCGGATCCTGCGCTTCCCGCGCCCGAACGCCGCGCTGCCGCAGTCGTGCCCGGACCGGCAAGCGTTGCAGACCTGCCGCCGGCAGCCGTAGCAGCGCCACAGGTCCGCCGACAGGTGCCGCGTGCCGCACGCGCTGCACGGGGTGATGGCCCAATCCGGCGCCGCTTCCGCCGGTTGCTGCGCCACCCACTGGTCCAGCTGTTCGAACGTCAGCCCGGTCACTTCGTTCTGGCACTGCCACACCAGACGATTGCCCAGTGCATCGCACGCGATCGGCGCCACGCGCACCAGCGTGATCCGGCCGTCATCCTGCAGCCACGCCTGCAGCGCGTACGGCAGCGCCTTGGTGGCGCCCTGCCCCCATTCGCTGGCGTACACCTGCACGCCGGGCAGGCTGTGAATGTTGGTGGTGCTGACGTGGTAACCGGTGGGGATCTTCATCGTGTGGTCCTTTCGTGGCGGGGGCATGCCCGCGAACAAGAACGATCCTACGCCCGGGCCGCTGTCCGGGTCAAGCACTTTCTGTCCGCCCTACGCACTTTCAGTGCAAGGCCGGGAAACCGTTTCCAGCTTACGGCTGCACCGCATGCAGGGCTGCGTGGCTGCCAGTCGTGACCGGACCAGCCGATCCCACCCGGGCCCCGGCGCCGCCGGCTGGCACTCCGCGCACAGATGCCCCCGGCCCTTGACCGTGCCGGCCGCCGGCTGGCACCAGCCCACGAAGTCCGGCAGGGGTTCCGCCGGTAGGGCCAGCCCCATCAGGTAGCCCGTGCGCGCCACCGCGTCCAGCTGCTGCTGCAGTTCCTTGCCGTCCATCGCCATCACCACCACCCCATGGCCATGCCGATCAGGCTGGCCAGCGCCACCAGCGCCGCCGACAGACCGACCATGGCCCGCTGGACGCGCTGCTGGACCGTCACCGGCCCACCTGCCCGATCGACTCCACCACCGTCTGCAGCCGGCTGGCCACCGCCAGCCCGATGAACGCCGCCACGCCCAGCGCCGCCGCTGCCGCCACGATGATCCCCGCACGGTTCCACGTTGTCACCATGATGCCCCCTGCCCTACTTCGACGCCGCCGCGCCGGCCACCGCTTCCAACATCCGGTCTTCGCATTCTTCGCAGTCCGGTGCGCACTCGGCCAGCCCCAGCGCCATGCACTCGGCCAGCGCCTTGCGCGCTTCCGGCAACGTCAGGCCGCGCCGGCCCAGTCCTTCAGACAGCGAATGCGAACCCCTGCCCGTCCAGTGATACCCCATCGGGGCATCCACCACCAGTAGCCCGTCCAGATGATCCACCGTCGCGCCGCACGCTTCCACCCGCGCCATGAACGTGTCCCGCCGCATGATCGCATCCTCCATTCGTTGCCAGTTCGTGCTGGCCAGCCGATCCTAACACCGCCGCCCTGTGCCCTGTCAAGTCCTTTCGGGCCGCCCTGCGCCGCGTGCGCAGTCGTGGCATATGTGCACCGTGTCGCCGCCGATCGTCTGGGGCACGGCATCCAGTGCCGGCCGCTGGCACGCTTCGCACGTCACCAGCGTTTGCCCGGTCACATGGCAGATGGTCCGCCCGTCGTCCATGTCTTCCTGACAGCGTGCGCTGTGCGTGCCGCAGGCCGGGCAGTGCTTGCCCACGAAGGTGTGCACCGGCAGCCGCAGCGCCGGCAGGCTAGAACGGGATGATCTGATCGCCATACAGGATCCGGGTCTGGTGCGTCTTCGCGCAGTGACGCGCCCACCGCTGGGCATTCCGCTTGCGCGCAAGTAACCGGCTGACGAACGGGCCGCCGGCCAGCTGGATTTCCACCGCGTAGAACGACATCGTGCGTTCCTTCCGTGAGGATGGGCCGCCGGGGCCGGCCGGGGCTCACCCCCCGGCCGCCGGCCGCCGCGTTTCAGATGGTGGCGCCGGTGGCCACGTCCACGATCGCCACCGTCCGGTAAAGACGCCCCAGACGCCCGGTGGCCACTTTGCGCGCCAGCTGCAGGGAACCGGACCAGCCCAGCACGCCAGCCACCGCGCCGTCCGTGATCTGCTGTTCGACCTTTTCGGCAGTCCACCAGCTGTCACCGGTGGCTGCCAGTGCGCGCAGCTTCGCCTGATATGCGTCTGAGTAGTCCTGCACCACCACGACGTGGGTGTAAGTGCGCGCCGTGGTCCGGGTGAAGGTGCCGTATTCGGTGGTGACGGTCAGGGTCTGCTTCTTAGCCATTGGGTTGTCTCCGTGGTCAGTTCGTGCTGACAAGGACAATCCTACAGGACACGCGATCGCGTGTCAAACACTTTCTTGCCTTCTCGCTTACTTTCGGTGCAACACCGTGAATCCCCCGGCCGGCGGCATCTGTTTGGCGTATGTACGCCGGGGCCCATGCCGGGCCCTACTGACAGCCGGCCGGGGGTAACGGTTACGCCCCGGAGTTCCCAGCCCCCGGTGCGAACGGTGCCGGGGCGTATTTGCTGAGAAGTTCGGCCGCCCGCGTCTGCAGCGCGTCCGAATCCTTGGCCAGCAGATCGATCAGCTGGGCATCTTCCAGCCAGCCGCCCCGGTCATCGGGCTGGCCGGGGTTCGATTCCCGCCACGCTGCCCGCATTCCCTTGTACAGCGCCACCAGCTGGATGATGCCGCCGATCGCCAGATTCGACTGGCTGATCACCCCCAGCACCAGCCCCGCCTTGCCGCTCACCTGTTCCATGTGGTCCCCCTGTCAGCGCCCGTACACCGGTTGCGGCAGCGCCATGGCCACGTTCAGCAACAGGTCCGTGACCTGCTGCAGCATACCCGTGATCGTGCGCCGCAGCGTGTCGTCCTTCACCTTCACCGTGCCGTCCGTCACCAGCCGCTGCAGCCCCAGCACCATCTGCCGGGCCGCTTCGATCTTCGGGTTCCGGTCCAGCCGCTTCGTTTCCATGTCGATCGCCTGCAGCGTTTCGGCCAGCGCCGTGCCCCCCTGCCCGATCTTCTGCACGATGTCGATCACCATCCGGGCATCGGCCTTGATCGATTCGGCCTTGTCGTACGCCTGCCGTTCGGTCAGCCGGCCCGCCAGCTGTTCCAGCTGCACCGCCTGCAGCCGCTGTTCGGTCAGCACGTCCGTGCTGGTCAGCACGCTGTTGGCCACCACGATCACCTGCCGGCCGTAGATGGCCAGCCGGCCTTCCGGGCTCATGCCGGGCGGCAGCTTCACAGCGCAGCCGGTCACCACCAGCAGCGCGATCACCAGAAACAGCAGCGGCAGCAGGCCGCCGGGCTTCGTCGAAATGAACTTCATGGACATGTCCCCCGTTTGGGTGCTTGGTTTGGGTGGCCCATTGGCGCCGTGTTGAACGATGCCGCCGGGCCCCCGGTTCTACTTGCGATCGCCCAGCTGTTCGCCGGGCGGGGTGGTGCCCATGGCGCGGACAAGGACGATCATCTGTCCCACGAACCCCGCCACGTATGAAGGCTTCGACATGTGTTCCCAGATGCCGGGCCATGTGTCGCCCGCTTCCCCGCTGGCCAGCCCGGCCACCTGCACGCACACCGCGCCCACGAACAGGCCGATCAGCGTCCAGTGCCGCCCCTGAAGTCCCAACATCCCGCTGCCCCTTTCCCTCGCTGTGGCGCCGCCCTACTGCAGACGCCCGACGAACACCCGCCCACGCCGGAACGACACCGGTTCACGCTCGCCGGCCTTGCCGGACACGTCCACGCAGCTGCCGGCGCCGGCATCACAGATCCGGCCCACGAACCCGCGTTCCACGCGCAGCTGCTGGTTGGAAACCGCCGGCCCGTCGATCGTGCAGACGAACCGCCCATCCGGGTGGGCCGCGCAGTCCACCCGCGTTTCCCCCTCGGCCGCCAACACCCGCACGTCCCGCCAGCTGTCGCCGCCATGGTGCAGCACCGGGAACGCCATCACGTCCTTGGGCAGCAGGTCCACCGCCTTGGGGGTGGTGTAGAACCCGGGTTCCGACTTCAGCCCGCGCTGCAGCTTGACGCCTTCCCCAGAGAACCACACGAAGGCCTGACGCCCGATCATGGATGCCACCGCCAGCAGGGGCACGGATTCATCGTCCAGTTCGTGCTTGTTCGCCGTGACGCTGACCAGTTCGCCGCCGCCCGGGGGTTCCGAACCGATGCCGAACCGCCGCACCGGCTTCACTTCGTACGGAATGCTGAAGATGTGGCGCCGCTTGTCCCAGCTGTGGTTATCCCGGAACGTGTGCACGTCGAAGACCTGCGCCGGATCGATGCTGAACCGGTCCAGTTCGTCCTTGCCTTCCCCGGGCGGGGAAGTCAGCGAACGGATCGCACGCCCACCGGCCTGCTGGTAGTAGCCGACGCACTGCGCCAGCCGCCCCGGGTCCGGCTCGCCGGTCTGCCACGCTTCGTTCCCGCAGTCCAGAAAGTCGATGAACGGGGCCGCCAGATCGACCTGCGCCAGCTGCGTCATGTAGCCGCGCCGATCGCGTAGCTGGCCGATGTCGCCCTGTGACCAGACCGCCCGCAGGCCACGGGCCCGCAGCGCGTCCGCGAATGCCCGCACCTGCCCCCAGTAGTCCGGGGTTATCTCGGGGCCGACTTCGCGCCCCTTCCAGTAGGCGCCGCCGGGGCAGCCGGCCGGGGTGTTGGGCCCACAGCCCAGCGCCGCCCACGTCCTGACGCCCTGATACCCCGCCGCCGCCACGTCGTTCAGTTCGGATTCCGCCCGGGCCCGGTCCGTCGTGAACAGCCAGAACAGATCGCCCGCGTGCGCGTACAGCGGCAGCACCGGGCCGCTGTCGTCCGCGTAGCCGGCTGCCGTCAGCCGCAGCTGGCCGGACCGGGCATTCCGGCTGACCTGCACCGGCTTGGCCGGCGGGGGCTGGCCGGGCTTCTTCGTCAAGGACGCGCCCACCGGGTCTTCGGCGCCGGGCAGCACGCCGATCTGCGTGTCCCTGTATCCGTCCTTCGTGATCGTGCAGTCCTGCTGTTTGGCCTGCAGCTGCAGCGTGGCCCGGCCGTCCGCGTCCGTGGTGGCCGGCGCCGCGTCCGGGCAGCTGATCTGCGCGTCCGCGATCCACTCGGCCGGCTGCACGAAGTCGTGCACGCGGAAGTTCACCGCGACGATGGCCGGGGGTTCGGGCGGGGGTGGCACCACCGGACCGCCGCCACCGCCGCCGCCCAGACTGATGCAGCCTGCCACCGTCACCAGCGCCAGCGCCAGCGCGCCGGCCCACGTCCACTTCGTCTTCGTCACCATGTCGCTGTCCCCTTCCCCGTGTTACGCCTGTTCGATCGTGATCGTGTGCCGCCCATCCCCCAGCAGCGCCACCAGCGCCGCTTCCATGGGGGTGCTGCCGCCCACGAAGTCCGCTTGCCGGGTCTGCCCCACGATGATGCAGCCCTCGGTATCTTCCGCCGTGTTGCCCCGGTGCATGCGCACGCCTTCGAACCCGGGCACCCCCTGCAGCAGCGGCAGCATGCGCTTGAACCGCGCCGACAGCGTGACCTGAAGGCCGTAGGTGCCCACCGGGATCGCCGTCGCCCCGGGCACCTTCCACGCAGCCACCGGCTGCCCGGGCTTTTCCCTCACGATGTCTTCCAGCGTCCAGCTGAAGAACCTGCCGTCCACGAACAGCACGCCGATCGTGCTGCGCGCCCCGGACCGCTCACGAATCAGCCGCAGCTTCATGCCGTCAGCCGTCCATCCGGTTGCCGTGTCGTGCGTTCTGTTCCTGCGCCCGCGCCAGCCGCGCCGTGGTGGCTTCCAGCTTCTGCATGGCCGCCACGTTGCCCTGCACTACCTGCAGCAGCGCGCTGGACTGGGCCTGTTGGTGCTGGGACGATGTGCGGAAGTCGCGCCGGTAGAAGTACAGCACCACCAGCACCACCACGAACATGCCCCCTTCCTTCAGCGCCCACTTCACGAAGTCCATTTGCTGCGCGTCCGGTTCGGGCACCTGCAGACTGAACACCCGGGCAGTCATCACCGCCCCCGATGCCCCGACAGCAGCCGCCAGATCCACCACTTTCTGCAGGTCCATCCTTCGGGTTCCTTTGTCTGGCCGTGCCGGCGCCCAGTCCTGTGGCCGCCGCCGTAGCTTCGCCGTGTCGTGAACGTTTGCCAGTGCGCCCATGGTTGGCTAGGCCGTGGCGAATATTTCCACGTAGCCGATGCCGTAACAGGGGTGTGTGGTGTTCGAAGGGGTCAGCTGCAGCCGGTACTTCTTCACCCCGCTGGCCAGCGTCACCGTGATCGTTTGTTTCTGGTTTGCCCCAAGGTAGTCCGCGCCAGTCGCTGAACAGGCCACGCCCACGCCCGCGTCCGTGCTGTCCGTGACGTTCCGCAGCTTCGGGGTGACCGATGTGGCCGCGTTCGCCGTGCGGACTTCCACCCGCAGCTGCTTGGTTAGGCCGGCCAAGTTCGTGCCGTCCAGTTCGATGTCCACCCAGTCGATCGCGTCCTGCGCGCTGGCCACCTGTGGAACGTTCGTCTGCCGGCTGCCCCCAAGGTGGTAGGTCCGCCGCGCACTGGCCAGCGCGATCAGGTTTTCGCGCAGCAGGTTGGCGGACTGATACCCGAAGGGATCATCTTGGACTTTGGCAGCGATCACATTCCACGGCATCCGGTGTTCCTGTCCCCTTCTCTACCTTCGACGAACGCAAAGGCCGCCGCGTCACCGCAGCCGCTTGATGCTCGCCCCGTCGCTGAACGTTCCGCTGACTTCATCGGCCACGTAGCCGTATTCCCGATCGGTCACCGATGCCGCCGCCCAAGTGCTGGCGATCGCCGTCTCATCCCCCAGAATGAAGGCGCCCGCGAACAGCCGCGCCACGTCCATGGCTTCGAAACGCACCGTCTTCTTGTTGGCGTCGAATTCGTGCCGCACCACGAACAGCGGCTGACGGACGTAGCCCGCCGGCCCGATCCCCTCGGCATGCGTCATCAGCACCACATCCCCCAGATCGTTGTTCATGCCGTACAGGCCGGCTTCCCATTCGACCATCCGGGGGGGGATCTTGTTGCGCGTCAGGCGCCGCTGCACCACGTCACCGGCCACGGTGCCGTTGCGCACGAACCACAGTTCCAGAAGTTCGGCCGTCTTTTCTTCGCCGTAGTTGGTGATCGACGTGTCATCTTTGACGAACAGTTCACCGCTGCGCCATGTCGCCCGTGAGTAGTCCCGCCCGTACGTGTAGGGCAGCCGGTTTTCCAAGGCTTCGATCACGTCCCGCACCTTGAAACTGCCCGCCAGCACGTCCCGGATCTGATCGTATTCCTGACTCCCCGCGCTGGACGCCACCGTGTCCGGCAGCAGCCAGACCGCGTATTGGCCCAAGTGATCGATCCCGGACATGGCATCCGTGGACAGGTTCCACTTCCGCAGCACCGCCCGCAGCGTGTCGTGCTGGCCTTCCCCGCCGATCACCCCGCCGCCCACGTAGCCGCCAGCGATCCGGACTTCCGCCGCCGCCTTGGCCGCCGCGAAGGCGGCATCGTTGATCGTTTCGATCGCCGGGGTGACATCCGGCCACGCGGGGCCCGTCGTGGCCCACGCGCCGGACTGGTAGTCCCCAAACCCGAAGTTTCGCAGGAAGTGCAGGTACTGATCGAACATGTCGGTGATCAGGGTGCCGGTGCCGTCGCCGGCTGATTCCACTCCCTTCACGTTCACGCTGGCCTTCTTCTGGCCGCCGTGCACTTCCGCCGACACCGTGCCCCGGCCGTACACGAACGTATACCGCCGCCCGTTGATGTCCCGATACTGGGGGCTCCCGGTGTTCGGGAAGTAGGTGCTGTACCCCGCCTGCCCGGGCACGCACGCGAAGACGCCGTACGCCGACGCGTCCACGCGTTCCCCGTCCACGAACAGGCCGCTGATTTCCTTGACGGCATGGCAGGCCACCATGAACCGGTGCCAGTTGGAACCGTCGCTGGCCACTTCCATGCCGCAGGGGATCAGGGGCACCGCGCCGTTCACCGCGCCGGTGCCGGTCACCATCGTCACGCCGGTGTCCAACATGTCATCGTCAAAGAACGTCACCGCTGACGACACCGACCAGCGCCGATCCCAGTTGGCCGTATCCGTTGCGTTCGGGGTCACGCCCTTGGTGCGCATGTTCCGCCGGTAGACGTAGTACCCCAAGGCGCCGGCCACCGCCTGCCATTCCAGCCGCAGGGGCCGCCGGTAGGGGTGGGACTTCCCCAGCGCCTGCTGGCTGATCACCGTCTCCCCGTCCGCCATCAGCGCCGAAACCGCGTACACCCACGATTCCGTGAACGTGACCAGATTGGCGCCGGGGGTGATGTTCGCCGCCGTGGCCGCTGTGCCATAGCCCGGATCCGCCGTGAATGAACAGGACGTGCCCGCCGTCTGAATGAACTGGGTAGCGCCCACGTCCAGAAACGAGTACCCCATATACACGCGGTACGCCGTCGCGCCGCCGACCGCCGACCATGCCACGTCGATCTTCTTGTTGTCGCCGGTCAGCGTCACGCCCGTGGCGCCCACGAAGGTGTGCGGATCGCTTTCGGCGCCCGTGCCGGTCACCGCCGTGACCAGCACGAAGAATGTATCCAGTGGCACCTTGCCGCGCACCAGCGTGCCGCCGCCGGCTTCCGTGGCCGTCACCCCGGTGGGGGCCGACAGCACGCCGGTGGGCCCAAACCCCATCAGCCAGTACTTCTGACCGTTGCCGAACAGGTCTTGGAACACCGCCCCGTCCGCAGGGTCCAGCGCCAGCACCGGCGGGGCCGTGGCAGACGCCTGACTGGAACAGTCGCCGTACACGATCGGCGCCGGCTTCCCCACCTGTTCCGATGGCAGATCCGCGAAGTCATCCCGCGTCAGGCTGCGCTTGGGGATCTGCCGTTCGTCCTGTTCCAGCCCCGTGAACTTGGACAGGTAGTCCTGACACGTCAGCCTGAACTGCATGCCGGGTTCGGGTGCGTAGTCCCGGATCAGCCCCACCCCGATCGTGCGCGCCGATTCCAGCGCCCGCCGGCCTTCGTCCGTGATGGTCCGCGCCACCACGGTCTTGTTGATCAGGTACTTGGATGTGACGCCCGCCAGCTTGCCGCGCATCAGCCGCGTGGTGCTCACCCCGTACATGTCGGAAATGGTCACCGCGAAAGACGACAGGATCACTTCCCCGCGCCGGTCCGACAGGGCCCGCCGGAACACGCCGGCATCCAGCAGGCGCCCTTCCTTGAACCCGCCGTAATACGTGCCGGGGTCAGCCAGATCGTGCGTGGACCAGTTGTGCTGCGTGATGGCCATGGGTCAGTCCGGCAGGTAGGCTTCCACCCACACCAGCCCCACCTGCGCCAGTGTCGGGGTGAACGGGTATTGTGGTGGCACGCCAGCGATCACCGCCGCTTCCGCCAGCGCCACCCATATGGCATCGGTGGTGCCGGACAGCAGCGCGCCCCCGGTGATCGTGAACGCCCCGCCGGACAGCGCCGTGAATTCGTTGGGGGTGGTGTTCGCCGCCGCGCTGGGCCACTGCGATGAATTGGCGCCGGCATGCAGGCCGGACCGGCGCCAGATCGGCTGATTGCCCGGGGTCTTCGCCCGCCCCCACAGCTGGAAGATGGTGATCCCGGTCAGCGTCACGTTCTGCGCCACCGCGCTGGCCGCCACCAGCCCGTGCTGCACCGCCGCCGCCATGGCCGTGTCCGTGGTCTTCCACGCCACGAACCACGAAGGCCGCGTGCTGCTGGCCGCCTGCACGCCGCTGCCGGTGGTGAATCCGTTGGCGTCCAAGGACGGGATCGTGTCCGTGGCCGGAACAGCGTTCAGCATCGGGGTGGCCGTGGTTCCCATGCTGCTGGTCTTCAGCAGCTGGCGCTGGCCCGCCGTCGAATCCGCCGGCCACAGCATCAGCAGATCCGCCTGAAACCCGGTCACCGGGAACGCGTGCGCGTAGCCGCTCGGGGTGGGCACCACGCTGCCGGTCAGGAACCGCCGGCCGCCCACCGCGTTGCCGTCATCCCGAACGCACAGCACGGTATACACCACGCCGGATTCGTTCAGCCCGTTGGCCACGCCTTTCACGACGCTGAACCCGTCCGCGTCGATCGTCGCCACCGCTTCGTCCTGAATGCCACCGTTCCCGCCCACAAACGACGTGCCGGGCGGGGCCCCGTCGATCGCCGCGATCGGGTGGCTGGTGGACGTGCCGCCGGTGTGCGCGAAGAACAACAGGAACTGTGGCCGGAACCCCACGCCGGTCACCGCCTGCAAATACGCCCCGTTCCCGGTGTACTGCACGTACTTGTGCTGGTACCCGCCGGTCCCCAGCAGGTGGGGGGGGGTGGTGTCCCCGTTGTGCAGCACTTCCGCGTGCACGCCGTTCAGGGTGTGCGCCACCGCTGCCGATGTCTGGAACCCGACTTCGATCGCGTCGAAGGCCGATCGCGTCCAGCCCGCAAATGAAGTCAGCCATGGCCGGCTGACGTTCGCCGTGACGCCCACCGAACCGGTGACCGCCGCCGTCAGGGCATCCACGATGCCGTTGATCGCGCTGCCGCTCGCCCGGGTGCCCGTGTGGTACAGCGTGATCGCGCCCACCGTCGAACCAGCCGACAGCCCCAGTTCCGCCCCGGTCTGCAGGGTGAACGTGCTGGACTGCCCGCTGGCTGATGTCGATTGCCCATCTACGATCGTCACCCCGGAATACTGGGTGTGCAGCGTGCGTTCCCAGCTGTTCGTCCACTGCTGCAGGCTGCCGGCGCCCGTGGGGAACGCCAGCGCGTGGTGCGTCTGCGTGGGCAGCGCGCCCATGCCCGCCACGTCCGCCTGCGACGTGGCCCAAAAGGTGAAGTCGTCCACGTCGATCCAGCAGGTTTGATTTGAAAACGAACCGGCGCCGCTGGTCTGGAACAGCGAGAAGTCCGCGAACCCCGCATTGGTGAAGCTGTACGTGATGTTCTGGGTGAGGGTTTCGGACTGCCCGCTGGCATTCGTCAGCGTCACCGAAAGGTTCTGGGTGACAAGGCTGCTGGTGGTCAGTTCAGCAAACGCCTCCACTTCGATCTTGTTCCACTCGCCCAGCGTGGCCACCACCGTGGACGTGCTGCCCGCCCCGCCTGCGCCCCCGTTGCCGGTGTTGTAGGTCTTGATCGCCCCGGCCGCCGTCAGCGCCCCCACCAAGTACCAAGTGCTTTTCGTAATCGAGAAGATCGGCACTTCGCCGGACGATGCGACCATGGGCCGGACGAACCACCGGGCCTTCACCTTGATCGCGTCCCCCACCGTGGTCAGCGCCGATGCCAGCAGCAGGTTGTTGGCCGTGGTGACACGCGGGAACGTGCCGGACACCTGATTCCGAAACTGCAGGTAACTGGCGCCGCTGCGCGCTTGCCGCCAGTCGTTCACCCAGACCGCCCGCGTACTGTCGCTGACGATCAGGGGCAGTTCGAACCCCGTCGTAAACTTCAGGTCAGCCACTACAGCACCAGCCCCCGGGACACTTCGTCCAGCGCGATCGGCATCTGGTTACGATCGTTGATCAGCCGGGTGGGATCGATGGAACCCTGCCACCGCGCCACGATCGCTTCGTTCACGTCTTCGTCCAGCACGAACGCGAACGGGTACACCCGCCCCCGGGTGTTCTGCCACCATGCGCGCACCGCCGCCAGCCCTGCGTCCGTGGTGTCCAGCTGCCCGCTGAACTTCCGCAGGGTGGTGCCCAAGTCGTAGATCAGTTCCACGCCGCCATCCGTCCGGTTCGACTTCACCAGCCGTTCTTCCGGTTCCTGCCCGCCCCATGACACGTTCGGGTTCAGCGTGCGCTTCGTGGACAGGATCAGTACTTCCCCGATCTTCACCGCTGCGCTGTTGGTGCCCACCACCACCACCCGCAGGAACTGATACCCGCCGACCAGATAGCCGCCCACGCCGGTCAGGTCCACCCAGCTGCCCACCGGCAGCCCGTCGCCCCGGTGGGCCGGAATGGCGATCGTGGTGTTCAAGGACGGACTGCCCCAGCTGTTCGATGCGTGCATCTGGATCCGCACTTCCAGCCCCGCGTCCAGATTGTGCATGGGGATCTGCACCCAGTCCACCCGCTGCGCCGCGCCCCAGTCGAATACCCAGCTGCCGGTGGCTGTGGTCAGCTGCGCCGGCTTCGCCGTGTTCTGGTCGTTGATTCCAGCGGCTGGGTAGTCCGGATCTTCGGTGCCGGTGTTCACGGTCACCGTGGCTTGCGGGGCCACGTTGTCCGTGTAGTGCGCGTAAATGGATCGGCCCATGGTCTTACCTCAGTACAGCCTTCAGATCGGACATGACGCCGCCCGCGTTCGTGCGCAGCGCGTCCTTCAGCAGTGGAATGATCTGATTCAGGAACACGTCCCGCACGTTGGCGCCGTCCAGCGCATTGATCGTCACCGACAGGTTCACCACGCTGCCGCCGGCCCCACTGCCGCCCGCGCCAGCCGTGGGCACGCCCAGTTCGTCAAACACCTGTTTGAAGAACGATTTAGGGCCGCCCACTTCCTGTTCCCCGCCTTCACCGAACAGCACCAGCCCGGGCCGGTTGGCAAACACGCCGCCGGCCGCGCCGCCCTCGGGCACGATCGGAATGCTGGTGCTGCCGCTTCCCACCGGCGCCCCGGGGATCGACCGCATGGCATCGGCCAAGTTCAGGGCTTCCCGCTCGGCATCACGGATCGTGTTCCACAGATCCCGCATTTGCCGATTCAGCCCGCTGATGTCGCCGCCCTCGGCGCCCACCGCGTCGATCTGTTCCTGCAGTTCGCCGGACTGTTCCTTCAGGTCACGAACCGTCCGGATCGAATCCTTGTAACGCTCGGTGAAGGACTCACCGCCGTCCGCCGCTTCGGTCGTGGCGTCTGCCACTTCGGTGGTGGCCGTCTTGGCCTGCGCCATCGCCGCCGTGACCGCCTTAACCGCCGCTTCCAGCGATTTCAGATCCTTGGCGCCGATCAGGTTCTTGAACAGCGATCCGCCGCCCTCGCCGCCGCCGACTTCGGCGCCCAGCTTGGACAGTTCCTGCGCCACCGTCAGGAACCCGGATCCTTCCCCGGTGCCGGCCCCGCCGAATTGGGCCAAGAACTTATCCCGAACGTCGTTTGTCTTCTCGCCCTGCGTCTTGCCGATCGCGCCGGAAAGCGCCCCCGCCAGCCCGCCAATGATCGCGCCCACCGCCGTGCCCAGCCCGGGCACCACGCTGCCGATCAGCGCCCCGGTGGCCGCGCCGCCGCCCGCGCCGAACGCCCCCGCCTTGACGCCTGCGCCCCCAAACAGTTCTTTGCCAAGGAACCCCAGCCCCACGCCGGCCGCACCCGCGCCCAGCCCGCCGAAGATGCCGGCCGCACCCAGTCCGCCGATGCCGCCCGCGCCGGCCGCGCCGCCGCCGCCCGGGAACCCCAGACCGGCCGCCGCAATCTGGGGGCTGTTACTGGCCGCGCCGCCGCCGAACAGGCCGCCAAGAATGCCCCCGTTGCCGAAGATGCCCCCGCCACCACCCACCCCGGGCACGCCACCGCCACCACCGAACAGCCCGCCGAAGGCCTTGGAGAATGCCCCCTGCTGGCCACTCAGTGCGCCCATGAGTCCCTTCAGGAACCGGCCCGTGAAGTCCTGCAGAATTTCGGTGAAGACCTTGGCCGCCGATGCTTTGATGGATTCCCAGATGTCTTTGAACCCGTCACCGAACCCCTTAGCGCCCAGCAGCATCTGCGCGAACGTGCCCTGAATCGCTGTCCCCAGCTGTTCCACCGTCCGCTGGATGATCGGCGCCACTTCGGTCTGCCAGTAGCTGGGCAGCTTACCCGTAGCTTCGCGCTGGGCTTCAATCATCGCCGCGTACGCAGCCTTCAGGGTCTGCGTGCTCGCCGTGCCGCTAGAAACAAGAATGGCGTAGTTCTGTTCCGCCGCCGCTGCCGCCTTCCGCAGGTCTTCCGGGGTCTTGATCCCGAAGGCCGCGTACGCATCGGTCAGCTGCTGCTGCGCCACGATCTGGTCCCGGGTGGTCTGCAGCAGCCCCTGCGTGTCCCGGTTCACCGTGGCCACCGGGTAGGCCGTCAGCGTCTTGCTGAAGTCCCGGGTGGTGGCCACCAGCACGCCGGACGATTCGGCCGCCTTCTTGTACACCCCATCCAGATCGGCCACCGCCAGATTGCTGGCCACCGCCTTGGCCCGCAGTTCTTCGAATTCATCCGACAGGTTGCGCGTGGCCGTGGCCAGCGCCGGGCTGCCGTTCTTGGCCGCCAGATCCAGCAGTACCTGCAGCTTCTTCAGTTCTTCGTTGTATCCGCCCTGCGTCAGCACCCCGGCCGTGCTGGCCAGCTGATCGGCCAGCTGTTTCTGCTGGTCCGCCAGTTCCTTGGCCGCCGCCGTGTTCTTCTTCTTCTGGCCCTCGGCATCCTTCAGCGAGTCCTTCAGCCGCTTCACGGTGCTGTCCGACAGCCCCACGGTCTTGGCCCACGCTTCGAACGCGTCTTCGTTCTGCGACAGGGCCACCAGCAGCTGGCCCTGACTCTGCCCGGTGCTGGTGATTTCGTCCCTGTACTTCTTTTCCGCTTCGACCAGTGACGCCCGCAGCGCCAGCCCGCGCTGGGTAACCACCTGCCGCTGTTCTTCGGCGCCCAGCGCCAACACGTCCGCGTCGTACTGCGCCTTCGTGATCTGACTCAGGGCCAGCTTGGCGTCCAGCATGCGCCGCTGCGCCGCTGTGGACTTGTCGGTGTTGGCGATTCGGATCGCTTCGATCTGCTGGTTGTACTGGATCGCCTGCGTGTACTGGATCGTGGCCTGCGCCCCGTTGGCGATCGCCCGGTTGATCACGTCCTGCTTGGCGCCGGCCACCTGTCCGGCCATGTCGCCATATCCCAACAGCTTGGCCGTCAGGTTGCTGATCTTCGTGTCCAGATCGAACGTTTCCGCGATCACGCGCCCGATCTGCCAGCCCGCGAACGCCGCGCCGGCCACTGCCACCGCCATCTGCAGCTTGCCGAAACTGCCGGCCGCCGATGCCGCCGCCGTGCCGGCCTGTGTGGTTTGGCTGGCTGCAGTGGTGAACACGTTGGTGCGCAGCGCCGTGTTCACGCCGGTGATCGCCGTGCCCATGTCCTTCAGGCTGGGGATGCCCAGCGCCGCCGCCGCCCGCATGGCCGCCAGCGGGCCCAGCGTGGCCGCCACCAGCGTGGCCAGCGGGATCAGCACCGGCGCCGCCGTGCCCAGCGCCTGCACGAATGGCAGCAGGGCATCCAGCGCAGCCGCCAGCGCCGGCTGCAGCGCCTTGCCGATCTTCTGCTGTGCGATTTCGACCTGCGCCGAGAACTGCGCCTGTTTGCCGGCCGCCGTGTCCAAGAACTTGGCCGCGTCCCCCAGCTGGGGGTTCGTCTCTTTCACGATCCCCTTGAACAGGGCCATTCTAATGTTCACGTCACCGCTGGCCTTGCTCAGATCCTGCGCACTGAACCCCGCTTCCACCAGAATCTGGGACAGGTTCTTGGTAACGCCCGCGTTGTCCACCAGAATGCTGTTCCCGTTTTTGATGCCTTCGGTTGCGCTGGACACTGCCTGACCGAACCCCAGCGCCGCCTGCCGGCCGAACGCTGCCGAGTCCTTGAACCGTTCCACCAGCGTGACCGCTTCGGGCAGGCCGAACCCCGCCGCCAGCAGGTTCTTCAGACTGGTGGCCGCTTCGCCCACCGACAGCAGGCCGTCCGCCGCCAGCTTCTTGGCCGCTTCTTCCGCCGCGCCGGCATCCTGCTTGAACGCTGACGCCACCGACTTCAGGCCGATCAGCCCAGCGTCCAGCCGGTTGGCTGCCGCGATCGTGTCCTGAAAGGCCGTCACCAGCCCGCGCCCCACGCGTTCCGCCAGCAGGCCGAACGCCACGCCGGCCGCGCCGGCCGCCACGCCCCCGTCCCGGGTCTTCCGCTGCAGCTTGTCCATGCCCTCGGTGGCTTTTTCGGACTCGCCGGTCACGGATTTCACCTGCTTGTTCAGCTGATCGAATGCCCCTTGGGCTTCGTTCCGCGCTTTGATCAGCAGTTCGATTTCGGCTTTACTCAGGGCCATGTGGTGGCGTCCTTCTTCACAGTTCGACGGTTCAGCCCATCGTTACCGCTTCCCCGCCGCCACCACCCCCGCCACGGCTGCCGCTGCTGCCGCCTGTGGCGCCGCCGCCGCCTTCCGGCTTTCGATCATCCGCATTTCCGATTCAAAGATCGGGAACGCTCGCCGCACCAGCAGGTGCTGATCCACCCAGCCGCCCGTTTCAGGGAGACACCCCATCATCCGGCAGTCATGCCACAGCTGCAGCAGGTCGAACGCCACATCAGGGATCGCACTCACCGGGCACTGGAACATGACTTCCCGCGTGCGCGCCGCGCCTTCCCCGGGCCCGTAGCTGTAGGCCGGCAGCATGGACTTGCCGGGCACCGCCGCGAAGATGCCGCCCAGTGGTTCGACCACTTCGGCCACCTTCCCACCGGGCTGCATGCGTTTCAGGACTACGACTTGCGCCGGGATGTGGTACGGGGCCGGCTTCCCGCCTGCGTCGTTCCGTCCGCAGTTGCGCCGCCTTCTGACTGCTGGGGGGCAGGTGTGGCACTCGTACCCGTGACCGGGCCGGCCGTCACCGGCGGCAGCGAACCAGAAGGCTGCGCGAAAAAACGGGGATCCACCTGCAGCTTGTTGGACAGCTTCAGGATTTCGGCCGCCAGCTGCATGGTCAGGGTCATCATTTCCGAGAACCCGCACACCTTGCTGAAGTCGTACCCGGTCACCACCGGAACGTCCGTCTGGCCGTCCTGCACCGGCAGCCCCACCCGCTTGGCCATGGCCACCGGGACGGACAGGCCGTGCACGCGTTCCACGGTATTGACGAAGGCCGGGGCCCCGGTTTCGAACGCCCGGATCACTGCCGCCTGATCGCCGGCCGCCCAGCCGTCAGCCACCAGACCGGCCACCGCCACCAGAATGGACTTCATGCGCGCCAGATCCGCGCCTTCTGCTGGGGCCAGTTCGAACCGTACGGGGTTGGATGCTGTGGAGTTCCCCGGGATGAAGTCATCCGTGGGGGTGTAGGTGTTCTGATGGTAGGACAGTTGCAGCGCCATGACTTGGGTTGTTCCCTTTCCGTGCTCGTTCAGTTGTGAAAGTCCGGGCCGAATCGGCAGGCATCGCGCCTGCCCGATCCAGCCCGGTGCATCTGTCGCCGGCCGTTACAGTTCGGCCAGAAACAGCTGATCGTTGCCGGCCGTGGCCAGCGCCGTGCCTTCGATCGTGATCTCTTTCGGCCCCACTTCGTTGCCGATGTCCGGGATCTCGAATTCGACTTTGGGCAGCACCGCCGCCAACATGCTGCCGTTCGTCTGCCCGACAAGGCAGCGCAGCGTGGCCGTGGTGATGGTGTTGGCCTTCCCCAGCAGGTTGGTGTCTTCCATGTAGAACGTGACCGCCACGCCCACCTTGCGCATGGCCGTGCGCCCCGCGATCCCGCTGGCCCACGCCGTGCCCAGTTCCTTGTTGCGCAGTTCGATCGCGTTGTTGCAGGTGATCTTCGCCGCGATCACGAGGAAGGCCGCGCCGTCCACCATGAAGTTGCCCACCAGACCGCTGGCCGGGCTGCCCACCGTGACATGGGTGGCCGGCTTCGTCTGGGGGGCTGCGCCGCCCATGGTGCCGTCCGCGTACCGGCCGCTGGGGCCCTGCAGCGCCAGCAGCACTTCCCGCGTGCCGTCGAAGTTCACTTCCAGCTGGTCGATCACCGAACCGTACGCCGCCTGCGAGAACCCGCCCGCGTTGTAGTACTTGTACAGCGCCAGCGTTTCGGTCAGGTTGCTGGTGGGCTTGAACGTGATGCCGATCACCGCCGCGCCCGGGGTGTCCGGCGCCGCAGACAGCGTATCGAACGTGACATCGGCGCCCGCCACGGTCTTAATCCGGGTGGCTTCACGCCGCGCACCGCTGGCCACCGTGAACACCGCCACGTCCCCGACTGCCACACCCGTGGCGGAAGTCAGCGTGGCGCTGCTGGTGGTGCTGGCCGTCACCGTGGTGTTCAGCGTCAGGGCATGGCTGGAACCCATGCCGGCCTTGATGAACTTGCCCACGTTGCTGATGGTGCCCAGCGTGCCGCTGGGTTCCCACATGATGCTGGACAGGTTCCAGTTGGTGGTCTGGCGCCGGGGCAGCCGCTGCTGCACGTCCGGGGTGCCGCGCTTTTCCGGGCTGTCTTCCCGGTTCTTCTTGCTGGTCAGCGACAGTTCCAGATGTCGGATCGCGTCCGTGCCAGACAGCACTTCGCCGCCGGTGTCCGCGCTGGCCGCGTAGGTGGTTTCCACCTTGGCGTACGCCTGTTCAAGGGCTCCCGTTTCGATCGTCATGTGTATGCTGTCCTTCCGCGTCCCCGAAGAATGCGAAACGGGCCGGGCCGGACAGGGCCCCGCCCTATCCTTGCGCCGGCCCGGTTGTTCCGTTCGCCGCTTGAACTGTCAGCTGACCGCCGCCGCCGGCCGCGCCCGCGTTACGCCGGGTCTGCGTCGGTCTTCTTCTTCTTCTTCGACGCGTCCACCACTTCGGCAGGGGCCACCACCGTGTCCGTGACCGGCCCGGGCAGCGCCGGATCGCACGCGAAGTGCACCGCCAGCCCGTGGTCTTCCATGATCGCCCGCGCCTGCTGTTCGTCCAGCTGCTGGGTGTCGCCGTCTTCGCCGGCCGGGCTGAAGAAGAACGTGCCGCCCGCCGCCAGTCCCGCTTCCCCGCTCGCCGGCTGGCTGATCTGCACCCGCAGCGCCGTGCCCGGTTCCTTCGTGATCCGCTTGATCTTGTACATCGTCGCCACTCCCGTTTACTGCGTGCGCCCGGTGAAGGCCACGCCGATCCGTGCGTAGTGTAGCAGGGCCCAGCCCGCCACGAACGCGTACCCGAATTGTTCCACGTCCGCCGGCAGCTGCATGGTGATGCCGGTGATCCCCAGCGCGCCGTACCCGTTCAGCCGGTTGGCCACCGACCACGCCAGATCACTGAACACCTGTTCCGTGTCGTTGGCGTCATCGATCCCGAAGTAGCCTTCGATCTGCCACTGAAAGGTGGTCAGGTTGTTGCCGCCGCCGGAAATGCCGATCCCCGCGTGCCCCGGGTTCCTGACCGTCACCGTGGTGTTGGCCCCGGCCGGGCTGACCATCCAGCCGTTGATCCAGCCGGCCCGCCCGCCCACCGTGGTGGTGGGGTTGAACAGCACCGCCTTCACGCCTTTTTCGTCACGCATGATCCGCCGCTGCTGGTGGATCCGCCCGATGTCTGGCACCGTGGCCAAGAACGCCGCCAGTCCCGCCCGGCAGCCGGCCGAAGTCATCACAGCCATTTCGTCAGCCCTTCCGCGTGCGCGCCCGGGTCAGCGCCACGCCCAGATTCACGTTGCGCCGCTTGCCGGTCTTCGTCACCAAGGCGCCGGCCACTGCCTGCGCCATCGCCGTGAACATCTGATCGATC